GAAGAACCTAAATCAGAAGAACCTAAAGTAGAAGAAAAGGTTGCTTTCAAAAATAAAAAATCTTTTATCAACGGCACAAAACATGATTTAACAAAAGAAGAATGTAAACTTTGGTATAACAAATTCGGTAAAGAAACTGATATTAGAGTTTGTAACAGGTGGTCATATTTAATGGGACGTATAGGAAGTTGTTCTACGACAATAGAAAATTCTAAAACTGGAAAATCAAAAGACTTTGAAAAACATCCTAATTGGAGACCGCTTACTCATTATTCTTATTCAGTGAACGGTTGGAATGGTGATTTTATAGAAATAGAAGGTTATTGTCAGAGTTGGGAAGAAATCCGTAAAAGCTGTTCGGAAACTGAAAGTATGACATTCTTCATACAGAAACATCCCCATCAATAAATAACTTCATGAAGTTTATTTTTAACAAAGTTTATTTTAACAAAACAATAAGTTTATAATAATTAAAATCAAAATAATATGACAACAAAATTAAATAAGACCGTAAAGGTGGAAGATAATAAGAATGTAAGTAACGCAGTTGAAAAGGTTATTTCTGTAATGGATGAGTGTCTTATAAAGCTCAATGAAATTAAAGCTGTAAAACTATCTGCTATTTCAAGCAAAAGACGTCCAGCTGCTAAAGAAGCAAGGGAACTTGCTAAATATATTCTCAATAATTGGAATAATCTTGCTGAGTTAAAAAATATTAAAAGCGAAGATGTTACAAACGGAGACATTCAGAATATCTTGTTTTGTCGCTTAAAGAATTTAGAAGATGCAAGCAAACCTACTGAAAAAGTTGTCAAAGCTATTAATTATAAGAACGTCAAAGAAATTATGGATTCGTTCAAATTAACAGAAAAAGAAATTAAAGTGATTTTGTTATTGAATGACCAACTGAAAGATAATTTTGGAGAAGTTTATAGTTATATTGATTGTAATGATATTGCTAATTTACTTAATATGAAAGTCAAGACCGTTAAAGGTGTTATGGGTAGTTTAGTCAAGAAAAACATTTGTGAAACTTATGATACAGAAACTGGTTATGATGTTATTATTTTCTCTAATCAGGAAAACATGAGTTTTTATGATATGAAAGCTGAAGATATGAAAGCTGCTAAAGTAAATAAAGCATCTACAAAGAAAGAAACTAAGAAGGCTGATAAAGGGGAACAGACGAAGGAGAAGAAAGCTAAAACTGTTCGCAAAGTGGGCGACGTTCATCCTAATCACCCGACTTGGTTATGGACGGAATACGCTGAAGGAAAATTCGATTGGAGAATTAATCCAGCTGACAAGAATCAGGGAAAACGTACTGACAAGGCAACGACTTCTACAAAGAAGTCTGAGCCTGTAAAGAAAGTTGTTAAGAAGGAAACAAAGTCTGTGAAGAAAGTAAAAAAAGCAAAGAAGGTAAAGAAGGAACTAACAATTGACGAATTTGTTACTATGCATAAAACTGCTAAAGGTAACAAGAAACTTTCAGAAGCACAAGCAAAAGCGTTAAAACTTATTATCAAGGGTTATAGAATAACGGTTGATAAAATGTTCTTTGAAAAAAATGATAGCAGAGAAGAATGTAATTGGGATAGCGTTGTAGCACTCTTTAATAAATATGGAATTGAATATATTCCTGAAGGACTAAATTATAATATGAGCGACAATTCAACAAGGGTAAATGTTTTAGACCAAGATGATAAACAGATGTTAGAAGCAGCATATCTTGCGGGATTTGAACCTTCGGCTGATGCTATTCCAGCTGACCAAGAAATTAATGAAGCGTTGGATTTTTTAACAAATAAAAGTATAAGATTATGAAAACAGACAACAAATTTGACAAATTGACTCCTGAACAATATACGGATGATTTGGGAGCAAATTACACCAGACTTCAGTATTTGAGGGATAAGGTAGAAGAAAGTTTTAAAATGAGTAAAGAGGAGGAAGCAGAAGACCCTAAATTCGCTGAATCTTTAACTAAAATGTTAGATGGAGACGCTCATATAGAAATTTCTTATAAGGGCGAAAGATTATTCATTGATGCAATTAAAGGGTTTGTATCAAATAACGGAGTAAAGAAAATTGTTATTTATGTAACAAATAAAGTAAATTTTTAATTATGGAAAAATATAATTTAGTAGGAATAGACGGTAACGCATTTTGTATTATGGGATATGTAACAAGATGCATGAAAAAAGAGAAAAAGAATCGAGAACAAATTGATAAATATCTAAAAGAAGCTCAAAGTTCAGATTACAATAACTTGCTTTGTGTCTCTATGGATATGGTTGAAAAACTTAACAAAGAAACGGAGGAATAATATTATGGGTAAAATTTATGGAGTTTATATGGCGTGGACAAAATATGATGTCTTGCCTGATGATATTTGTGATAATCCAAATATTCCTGTATATTCACCTGATTTAGCAAGGACAAGAATATATGATAATCAACAAGCGCAATTAGATGCTTATGCTAATACTCTTTGTCCTTCGTCTCAACTATATGAAGCAGATACGAAAGAAGAAGCAGATAAGAAAATTGAGGAGTTTAAAAAGAATTTCCAAGATGAAGTTTGGCTAAAAAAAAACATAGAGCCTTATGTTTAAAGTAAAGAAGAATAAAGAAGTTCAGGAAAATAAAGCTATTAGAGAGGACATTAAACAAGTTATTAAAAGTTCTGATAAGAAAGCGTACATATTATGTATTATATTGTTATTTTTAATTATAATTCGGTTATTAATTTTAGCAAAGTTATAAATGAAGTAAGTACGTTGATACATTTAGTAAAGTATGTTTGGACACGGGTTCGACTCCCGTCACCTCCACCATAGCAGCCAATTATGCGTTAATCCGTCGCGATAGTACGGTGTTTAAAAATGATCGGTGGAATGCCTAACGGAATGCAAAACTCACCTAAGGGGAGATGAAAAGCCAATCCGATCATTTTTTAAGGGGGTGAATGGATTTGACAGCATATAAGTATGATTTGTGGAGTACTTACAAGCCAATAACAGGCAAAATAATTCAAATGTTCCCTCAACAGCTAAGAGCCGTTGCGTGAACCGAAATTTGGGGCAAGCGAAAGTTGCCCCTTTTTTTTTAGTTTAGTAAAGTTCTTAAAGAATATTTCAAGAGAGACATCCAGAAGAACAAAACAAAGAAATACCATTAAAACAAATAGAAATGAAAAAATTGATTTTAACGAGTATTATATTTTTAATATCAAGTTGTAATTTAGGAATACATACTCAAGAAATAAGAATAATCATTCCAAAGAAAAAAGTAACAAAATGTGAAAGTAAAAGTGAATGGGAATTATTTGTAAAAGCTCTTATTCAAGTAGAAAGCAAGGGTAATCCTGAAGCTATTGGAACGAAAAACGATGTAGGAATTTTACAAATAACTCCTATCTTTGTTAAGATGTAAATCGTATTATTGGTGAAAATAAATTTACTCTTGATTGTCGTACTGATAAAAAGAAGAGTTTAGAAATGTTTAACATATTACAAAATCATTATAATCTAGATAAAGATATAAACAAAGCAATAAAACTTCATAATCCTAAAGCATCTCAAAATTATCGTATGAAGATAATGAAACAAATGAAAATTATTAGTAAAAAAGCGTTATAAAAAACAAAAGTTAAACAAATTAAAAAAAAACAAACAAAAGATGTCGAATTTAAAGAAATTTAAAATTAAGTTCTTTGGTAGCAAAAGTCGTAAAGAACAAATCATTCAGCTTAAAATGGAAATAGAAGCTGAAAGCCGAGATAAGGTTGAGGACAAACTGAGATACTTGTACGGTTACAAAGTAATTAATAGTCTTAAGATACATGAAATATAAAAACAACTATTAAGTATCATAAAACAATTTAAAAATTAAAAGTAATGAAAACATATACTGTTGATTCTAATTCAAGACCTATTCCAGTATTGAGCATAGGTTATGGTGCAACATTCATTTCTGGTGTAGTACCAGATGAATTTAGTGGAAATATTGTAAGATTTAAAGCAATTGGAGATACAACGTTCAGATTAAAAAGTCAACCTTCTTCTGAAATTTTAATTCTTGATGGAGAAACTGAATATTTTTTTATTCCAAATAAAGAACAAATTGAAATTGTTTCTGGTAGCCTTAACATAATGAAATAATGTTTTTATAATTAATTTGTAAGTAAAAGGGAATTTCGCAAAGATTTTCCCTTTTTTATTTTGCCGTTTGTAAAAAAGGTATTATCTTTGTATTGTAAAACAAAGTTATTTTATAACAAATTAAACATTATTAACATGGAAACATTATTAAATGCAATTGATGGACGTTTTGGTAAGAAGGTTTTGAAACCTATTTACAGAAAAATTTGGAGAACGATTACATACGGTTCTTTGATAATTATATCAATTTATTTATTTGTTCAATTTATATACTTCTGGGACAAAGTGGTTGATTTTTTGAATTATGTAATTTGGGGATTATAGTTAAGATTTTTTATCTTACGAAAATATTAATGTTTATTAAGTAATAGCAATGATGATAACGATGATAAGCAAATTGCTATTAAATTTTAAAACTTAATATGATTACTTTATTAGATTGATGAATTAAAGGTCACGAGCAATTAAATATTTGATGTTATGAATAATAAAAAAAATTACAAAGAAATTCAAATTTTTCAATTAAAAAGAGATATCCAAATGATTCAAGATATTCTGAATGAAAAGATTGAAAATTATACCAATCAGCCTATTCCTGCATTGCAAAATGCTTTATCCGATTACCAAAATAAACTTAAAAAAATTGTAGCAAAATGAAATTGCCGAAGGGGGGTTATAGGGGGTTATGCGTAAGCGTATGTACATACATAACAAATATACAAATACTTCAAATATTTGAATGAAATTTTGTAAAGGGGTTTGAGGGGAAAAACTTGTATTTCATAAGGGGGAAGCCATCAAAGTTATTCATTCCAGTTAAACAAAATAATAATAAATCGTATGAACATTGTAAAGAAAATAGCACGTTGGATACTTCAGAAAGAACTTGATGAAGAAAAACAAAAACAAAAGTTTGAAATTAATAATCTGATAATTAGCAAAAGGGTTCTTATATCTCAGACAATGCTTGAATGTATATCTAAGATACTGCCTGATTCAAATCAAATGGGCGCAGAAAAAATGACTTCTGAAGATTTTAGAATTCATAGTATTTATTTTACTGACGGAATAAATGGAATCAGACATAAAATATTCATAAAAGATATTGATTGCAAAAAAGGTGTTAATATTTATATATCAGATTATGAAATAAATATCTTTATCCCTTTGTGTAGAGAAAACATCAATTACAAAATATGTGGTATTGATTCTTCTATTGATTCTTCTATTGATACTTACTTTTGGGACTTTTACAAAGCTGGTATCAGAATGGTAAGTGATGAAGCATGGGGTGTATCTGTTGAGTTTATGATGGCTCAAAGAAATGTATTGAAAGAATTTAAAGAAGAAGGATTGCTATGAAAATATTAAATCAAGAAAATTTTTGTCGTCATTGGTGTAACGACTATGACAAAGTGATAAAAGAACAAATTAAAGAATGTAAATGTATTGTAGCTTGTTCAAGTTCGGAGAATGGAATGAATCCAGATATACTTGTTGCTCAAAGATTGATGATAAAAATTAAAGAAAAATTATTTAAGGAAGCTCTTGTAAATTTTGGACGTGTGGTAACTTATTCTTTCAATGAATATAATAAAGGAAAGAAATATGAGAATAAACTTCAATTTGTCACTTGGTGGAAGAAAGAAGGTAATGAATTTTTAGAATCAATAAGAAATAAATGATATGGTAAAAGTTAGAACAAGTCAAATTCCGGAAAAAAGCGGTAAAGTTCAATATCAAAAGAAAACTAAAACAACTTCCAAAAAGTCATCTGATTATGATGACGAAGAAGATGATTCACTTGATGATGAGGAAGAAGAGCCTAAGAGATTAAAAAAATTAATGATAAACTTTCAAGAAGAAGGAATATCAATTTCAGCATATGATTTACATACCATTGAAGAAGATATGAGATTTTTAGAAAAACCAAAGGCTCATTGGGAATACGGTATAACAATCAATAAAGGATTAACGCCAGGAAATTTCATTACAAAAACCGATTTATCTATGTGGTATATTACTGAAAAAGTAAGGGATGAAAAAATGGAAAAATTGTTAGAAATACTAAAAACAGAAGGTCTCAGCGTTATTGAAATTTGAAAAACAGGTATAGTGAACTGTGATAATTGTTTAATTTAATTGTAAAAAAAAATGAAAAAGTATGAATTGGTAGCCGCAGTGGCTAAAAAAGCTGGTATTACTCAAACAGACGTAAACAAAGTTGTTGACGCTTTGAGCGAAGTGATTGTTGAAGCTTGTGTAGAAAATGGTGATGATGTTAATTTACCAACTCTTGGTAAGTTTAGACAGAAAGTCAATAAGGCTCGTAAAGGAATGAATCCTTTGACAAAAAAGCCTATGGATGTAAAAGAAAGTCATACACTGAAATTTACTCCTACAACTACAATCAAAAAAGTAATTGAACCTGTTAAGTCAGGAAAGAAAGCTGCTAAAAAATAGCATCAAATTTTTTTAAAAAAAATGGAACGGAGTTTTGCGAATAATGTTTGCTTCTCCGTTCTTTTTATGTTTAGCAAAGTTTATAATTATACATTAAATGTATTATTAAAATGAAAGCAATAACAAATAAAGAAAAATTACCAAAATTTATTGTAGTGAACGGAAATCCTGAATCTGAATCTCACAATAAATATTTACCAAAGCCTTGGAAAAAAGGAGAAGTGGTAAAAATAGCACCCTTTGAAGAACAAATACCAAATCATAAATATGACGGTAAGTTTAAATATGCTAAAGGATATAATGATGAAGAATTTAAACAAAGATTTGTGAAAGTCATAAGAAAAGATGACAAGGGGAAATGGAATTTAGTTTACACAGAAAGTTGGAGAAGTTTCGATTTATTAACAAATAAAATAAAAAAAGCAAAATGAAGAAAATCAAAAAAATTATGTTAGGTCTTTTACTTAATAAAACTGAAAGAATTATTATTTGGAATGCTTTATGGTTTAGTAATCATACTTATCGCAGAAGAGGCAATACTGACGGAGCGGTTGCTATTCAAATGGTAATGAATAATCTGAAATATATTTTGAATGTAAAAAATCAAAAGTTCGCTCAAAAAGAAGAAGTTAAGAAAATTATTGACGATGCAATTAATATTGTTGCAAAATCAAATTCTGATATTATTTTAAAAGTAGCAAACGAACAATATAAGAAGGGGTTCAAAGCAGGTGAAAGGAATTTTGAGAATAGTCTTAATGATTTTCTTAATGATTTTTCTGAATCTTTTAAACCTAATGAAACTGATATTAAGTTGAAAATTCATGCAATTATTGACCATGAAATATGCGAAAAACGTGAAAATAAAAAAGATTGTCCTATTTCTCGAATGATTTTCAAAGATTTAGAGGAAGATAAAAAAAGAGTTAAAGAAACTACAGAAACAGATAATAAAGTTGGCACGCAAGCAGCTAAAGTATCTGAAAGTTGTAAAAAAACTTCTAAATCTAATACGAATGCCGCTGACGATGGAGTAAATTACGAAGAACAGTAATTTATCAAATATAAGTATAAAGTATTTGATTCAAAAACAAAGTAGTAAAAACAATAGTGAGATAGGTTAAAACTACACCTACATTGAAGAAGCTGTTGTAAATCAAAAATAATTTATAAAAATGAAAAAATTGATTTTTATGACGATTACGGTTATGCTTCTGTTTACCGTATCTGTTAAAGCAATTCCTACTGACAAAGATGTTAGTAAGAATTTTAAAACAGAAGTAATTCAATCCGTATTTTCAGTTGAAACTCTGAAAACTGTTATTAATTTTAATTTCTGCCAAAGGACAGATGTGCAAGTTACTTCAGATGTGATGCAGTTGTATGTGTTCATGGATGAACTTATTTATCCCAGTAAAGAAAAGAATAAATATAATAATACAAACAATTTACTTTCTATCATAATAAATAATCAACGATTTTCAAATATTACTTATGATTTCGGCAAACGAAATAATATTAATGATATAATTTTTTCTTCTTTTATATAAGCCTATTCGACCTCGAAAAATTTAATTTTGAAAATTATTATCTTACTGGACTTTAAATTCAGAAAAGATTTGTTAAATAGGCAAAATAAAAAACCGTGTGGCTCAAAGTTAAGTAAGTTACACGGTTTCATTATTTAATACATTGATATGATAAAAAGTAATTGTATTGTTTTTGACTGCGAAACAGGAGGATTGATTGAATCGAAAAATCCAATAACTCAATATGCTGCAGTTATTCTTGACGGTAAAACCTTAAAAGAGATAGATCGTTGGGAAACTTTTGTAAAACCTTATGCTGATTTAGTTATCGAACAACAAGCATTAAACAGGACTATGGTAAATATGTCCGATATTAATTCAGGAATGTCTGTTAAAGATTTTATTGCTACTGCTATTGAATTTTGGGAAATTCATAGAGTTAAAACAAGAAAAAGAGAAATGGGAAGACTCATACCAGTAGGGCATAATGTAACATTTGATATTCGTATGCTAAATTGGGCTCTTAATTTTTGTAAAAAATCTACTATTGAAGAATGGATGTATCCTAATTTCATAGACACTCTTGTTTTAGCAAAATTATCATTTGGTATTTTAGGAAAAGAAAAAATTAATTTAGGAGCGTCTTGTGAAGCAGCTAAAATTAAATTAACAGATGCTCACGGAGCCATGAATGATGTAGAAGCTACAGCGGATTTATTGCGTTGGTACATGAAAAAACTTCGTTCCAAAAAAGGAGATATTTTGGTTGACAAAAATAAGTCAAGAAGCAAGGGAAATGAATTCTTTGAATTCAAATGTGTAAACAAATAATAAAGTTTTTAACCTAAAAATAAAACAGTTATATTTTTAAAATAAATGTAAATTAAATTGTTATGTCAGACGAATTAAAAAATCAAAAAGTTCCTAAAAGGAAAAGAAGAACAAAAGCAGAAATTGAAGCTGCCCTTGTCACAGGTAAAGTTTCTACTAAGAAGGTTAAGAAGGTCAAGAAAGTAGTTAAAAAAGTAGATAATCAAGAACCTAAAGCACCTGAAGAATTTTCTGCTAAGCCTATTAAGAAAATACCAGTTGAACAATCTGTTCTTCTTATGGCTTGTTTAAATCCTATTGTTGCAAATGCAGCAATTGATTCTGCTAAAGAAAACGGAGTAAAAGTTGTTGTCCTTGAAGAACGTATTATTCATGATTATCTTGAAACCAGAGGTTTGGAAAAAGGAATTGAAAAAAGAAGTATTGGAGATTTTTTGAATGATACTTCAAATAGACTTCATGCTAAAGACCAATGTATCAAACTCTGGATGATACTCACAGGAGGCAAACCAATTGAAAAAGCAAACGAAGTAATTTTTACCAGAACTGAAGTTGTAAAAAAAACTAATTTGTCTCACGGCACAGCAAATCAAGTATTTCAATTGTTAAGAGCGTTTGGTATGTTAGAATTCACAAAGGGTACTCACGAATTCAAACTTAATTTTGATAAGAAGAGTTGTCATTCAACAATTCAAACTGAAATTCTTGCATTGTGTAAAGTTATGAACAACGATATATTGAGATTCAAATCTTCAATTGATTCAGATGAAGAATTAAGTTCTGAAGAAAAACAAAAAATGTATGATACTTTACATGAGACAATTAAAGGAACGATATCTTTTTAAAAGAAGATTCTAATTATAAAATAATTAAAGCTAACATTGTATAAAATCATTGTTAGCTTTTTGTCGTATAAAAGAAAGAAGTTATTATGGCAGATATTGGTAAAACTACTTTGTTACAATCTCCAATGCATAGACTTGAATGTCTAAATATAGTTGATGAGATAATTGACGGCATGGATGACAAAGGCATACTGGAATTAATGCAGGGATCAGAAGGAGATTTAGATTGGGTATTAGATAATTTGATGAAAGATACTTTTCAGGTAATGTTTACTGGAGATACAAAAGTTGATTTTGCTCCTAAATATACTGAAAGACTTTCATTATCTATAGAAGAAACTCTAAGAAACAAAAATCTAACATATTTTATAACTTCTGTTATGCCTGATTTTCAATTATCATGGCATCATCTTGAGTGGGGGGATTTAGTTCACAGACATAGAAAGTTGTGTATCAACGCAGCGAGAGACCACGGGAAGTCCTATTATTTTTCCAATGCTTACGCTGCTTGGCAATTATATCGATATTCTAAGCCAAAAAGTAGTGTATTTTCAGCAAGACCTACAAAATCAAATTCTAACAGAGGATATTTGTTTAGCTTTTCTCTTCAGCAATCTGTTGATTTAATGGAAATATTAAAAGGAACAATTGAAAATAATGATGTATTAAAAGATAGATTATTTCCCGATACTCGTAACGCAGGAGCTTGGGCTTCAACTAACATAGTATGTAAGAACGGAGCGAGGTTGACGTGTAAGGGGTTTGGGTCGTCAGTACGTGGTGCTCATCCATATTGGATAGTAGTTGATGATGGATTAAAAGATAACGTCATATACAGTTCTCTACAAAGAAAAAAGAGCATTGACTATTTTCATTCAGTAATTATGAATATGCTTGTTCCTGGAGGACAAATAATTGTTGTCGGAACTCCTTTTCATGCTTCAGATTTATACGGAGATTTAAGAAGTAAAGCCAGTAAAAAAGGATGGTTTGTAATTGAATATCCTGCTATATTTCCTGACGGACGTATATTATGGCCCCAGCGTTGGAGTTTTGCTGACTTAATGGATAAAAAACAAACTCAAGGAAATATAATCTTTTCAAGAGAAAATCTTTGTCGTCCTATTACAAATGAATCATCAATATTTCCATTAAAGATTTTGGAGCGTTCTTTGGTTAGAATGGAGAATTATACGCTTGTTAGAAATCGTGATGATTTTCCTATGAAGTTTAATAAAGTTGTTATGGGATGTGACTTTGCTATTTCTGCAAATGTTGGAAGTGATTATACTGTATTTTCTACTTGGGGAGTTGAAGATGATACAAGAGAAATGTATTTATTAAATATTTACAGAGATAAGGGAAAGACATTCCATGAACAGATGCAAATATTAAAAGGATTAAATGTAAGATTCAGACCCAATTGTATAGTAATGGAACAGAATACTTTTCAGCAAATATTTGTACAAGAAGGAGATAAACAAGGGATGCCTGTAATGGGGCACACTACTGGAATAGATAAATATGATTTAAAAACAGGTTGGCCAGGAATTGCTATTTTATTTGAAAGAGGTAAAATACATATACCTATTGGAGACAAATTTTCAGAAAACATGAAAGACCTTATATTCAGTGACCTCGGTTCAGTTGCATTTACTGAGCATGGTCTTGAAAGCGTAGGAGAACACGATGATATCAGTTCATCAATTTGGCTTGCTACATTGGGAGCAAATAAATTATCTACTGGATTTAGATATTCTTTTATCTAATAAAATTAAAATTTATTAATATTAAAAACAGAATCGTTCAAGGTTATATTTTAAGAAGATTTAACATTAATTATAGAAAAATATGAAAAAAAGAAAAGTAAAGATTATTTTGAAAAACGGAGGTCAACTTCCTGTCTATGTTACTCCAAGAAGTTCAGGAGCTGATGTAAAGGCAAATGAAGATTTTACTATTAAGCCGAGTGAAAGAAAAATGATTCATACGGGCATCTTTATGCAGCTTCCTGAAGATATGGAAACACAAGTACGACCCAGAAGTGGATTATCTATTAAATATGGAATAACTTGTGTAAATGCTCCTGGAACTATTGATTCCGATTATCAGGGAGAATGTAATGTCTTGTTGATAAATCACGGTGATAAAGAAGTATCTTTCAAAAGAGGTGAAAGAATAGCTCAATTTGTTTTTGTTGAAAATGTAATACAAGCAGAATTTGAATGCGCTGAAAGGTTTACAGAAACAACAGAAAGAGGTGCTGGAGGTTTTGGTCATACTGGTAAAAAATAATCATTAAACATTATGAGAGACTTTGTTCTAAAGAAGCCATCAAGCAGGAATCAAATTGATGACCTTACTGACGGACTTGTAAATGCTATGCGTTACAGCAATCCAGAAATTGAATATCCAAATTTTGATAAAGCAAAACCTGATGATGGAGTAATGGCAGAATGGTTTTATCCTATTAACAACGGACAGAATGATTTTTCTGAATTAACTGCTATTCATATGTACACTACTCAGGAAGCTACTTTTGAAGATATTGGAGAACTTATGCTTGGAATAGCTTTGACTGAAATGAAGCATTATTCTAAATTATCTGATTTCATTCGTAAAATCGGAGGAAGGATTGACCAACGTTTCAACACTTCAAGTGTAACCATCGGTAAAGATATAGAAGAAGCTATTAACATAGCTATTAAATCAGAAGAAAAAACAATTGATTTTTATGAAAAATTAGAAAATAAATTATTAAAAATCGAAGAAACTACTACTATAAAAATAGCATTACAATTTTTGTCTAAATTAGTAGCAGATGAAACAATACATTTGAATTTACTGAAAGAAAGAAAGAATAAAAATGATATGAATAAAATGATATGAATAAAAGTAGCATTGATTTATTAGCAGATTATGTATTCCTTTCCAAATACGCTCAAAAAAAAGATAATGGTATTTTGGAAACTTGGAATGAAACAATTGACAGAATTTATGATATGCATAAAGTTAAATTAACTGACATTAATTTAATGGATTCTGATGTCTCGTCAATGATTGATAAAGCAAAAAAACTTGAGTATAATAAAAAAATACTATCTTCACAAAGGGGAAGGCAATTTGCTTCTTCAAGTAAGAACAGCGGTGTTTTAAAACATGAAGCAAAGTTGTATAATTGTTGTAGCACTTTTATTGACAGAGTAGAAGTGTTTGATGAAATAATGTACTTATTATTATGTGGATGTGGAGTAGGATATTCTTTGCATAAAGAATATATAAATAAATTACCAGTTGTAAAAAAATCTACTGGATTTAAACGACCGTTATTTCAGATTCCCGATTCCATTGAAGGCTGGTCTTTAGGTATTAAAGAATTAATGACAGCGAAATTTAATGGCGAAATTCCTAATATACATTATGATTTAATTCGTCCAGAAGGAGCTTTAATTGATAATAAATTTGCAGCACCAGGACCAGAACCTTTAAGGAAAGCTATAAAAAACATAATAAAAATTATAGATTCTGCACAAGGAAGAAAATTGAATAGTATTGAAATTCATGATATTTGTTGTCATATCGCTGATAGTGTAGTTAGTGGAGGTGTAAGACGTTCTGCTATGATAGCATTATTCGATAAGAATGATGATTTAATGTTAAAAGCAAAAACAGGGAATTGGTGGGTTGAAAATCCTCAAAGAGCTATGGCTAACAATAGTATATTAACTACTTTCAAAGATTCAATTTCTTACAAGGAATTAAAGGAAAAATTATCTGTTATCAGACAATTCGGTGAACCAGGATTTATAAATGTAAAGAATTTTGAATATACGGTTAATCCTTGTGCAGAAATAGTAATGAAGCCTACTATTAATGGAAGAACTGGTTTTGCATTTTGCAATCTTGTAGAAATTAATGCTGAAAGAATTAAGACAAAAGAAGATTTTTATGAGGCTTGTAAGGTATCTTCTTTTGTAGCAACAATTCAATCTCTTTATACTAATTTCAAATATCTTTCTTCGGCTTCTAAAGAAATAGTTGAACGTGATAGAGCCATAGGAGTAAGCATTACAGGTATTTATGCCAATCCTATTTTAAGAGGTGAAGTATTGAGGGAAGGAGCTTATATAGTTGCTGAAACCAATGCTAAATATGCTGCTAATTTTGGAATAAATAAAAGTAGAACTTGTACTACTGTTAAACCGAGTGGAAATGCATCAAGCATACTTGGATTATTTTGTAGTGGTATTCATCCAGCTCATGCTCATAAATATTTGCGCAGAGTTCGTATCAAAACTTATAGTCCAGAGTTTTTAGCATTGAAAGATACTCCTATGGTTAAAGTTTTAAGAGGAGATGAAGCGGTTATAAGTTTTCCAATTGAATCTTTGAATAAGAATTTGGTTGTTAAAGATGATGTTTCTGCTGTTGAACATTTGAAGTTTATTAGTATGGTAAAACATTATTGGATAAATAAAGGAAGTTTAACAACCAGAGCGGTTTCTAATAATGTATCTGCTACTGTAGAAGTTGCCGAAAATGAATGGGATGAAGTGGCTGCTGTTTTATTTACTGAAGATTATCTTTTTACTGGAGTATCGTTATTGCCAAAACTCGGAGATCAAATTTATGATAATGCTCCATTTCAAAGATTATCTTCAGAAGATGTTGAAAAAGAATATAATGATATCAAAGATTATCTTGATAATAATGATATTGATTTCAATTCAATAATGAGTAACCGTAAAGATATTTTTTCTGGAGAATTGACAGCAATTGGATGTTCTGGTGGAGCTTGTGAATTAAGATAATAAAATGAAAATAGAAAAATTCATATTAAACGTTATTAAGAAAATTGAAAGTCTGAAAGAAGGCATTGTTGTTTATTCTTATAAAACAGGCAATACTCCCATGACTTACATTTGGTGGGAAGTTTCTATATCAGATTTTGATTTATATATGAATAGCAAAAGATTTAAAACATTATCAAACGCTTGGTATAAAGCTGCTAAAGCACAAGGATTTAAATTAATATTTGTTTGCGGTTGGATTCCTTCAGAAAAGAAATTAATTGATTTAGCTGAAAATAATAATTTAATATTGAATGTTTAATTAATTATTGTTAAAAACAGAGGAGGAGCTGCATAAAAGTGGCTCCTTTTTTTTTGTTTAAGTTAAACAAAGTTAAATTTAGCAAAGAAAACAATAAAATTATTTTGTAATTTGAAAACAAAGTAATAACTTTATTACAGAATTACAAATTAAATACTCAATATTATGACATTCATACCAAGTAAATATCAAAAAGCTGTTTACATTTATATTCAAAAGGGGAAAGGAAACGTTGTTATTGATGCCGTTGCAGGTTCAGGAAAATCAACTACAATTGTTAATGCTTTGAAACTTATTCCTAAGAATAAAAAAGTGTTGTTTTTAGCTTTTAATAAAGCTATTGTTGAAGAATTAAAAATAAAGATTGGAAATATGGATAATGTGGAAATCAAAACTCTTCATAGCCTTGGAGCTTCAGCGGTTATGCGTTCTTTGAATTCTAAATTATCTAAAGATAAATATATTTCTTGGGTTAATAATGGAATAAAGTATGGAATATTGAAATCTAATATTACATTAACAAATGAAGAAATGTATAATTGGAAACAAAATATTATAAAGTTAATTGACCTCGGTAGAGTAAATCTAATAAATACTGAAAGGGAACTTGATGATATAGCTTTCAAACATAATATTGATATTTTGAATAATGAAATTGATATTGCAATTAAAGGAATAAAATGGGGAGAAAGTGAAACTCAAATTATAGATTTTACTGATATGATTTATTTCCCCAATGTAAAAAAATTACGAATGAATCAATATGATTGGGTCTTTATAGATGAATGTCAGGATTTAAATACAGCTCAAAGAAACTTATTTTTGAAATGTTTGAAACCTACTGGTCGTTTCGTTGCGGTTGGCGATCCAAGACAAGCAATATATGGTTTTGCTGGAGCTGACGTTGAAAGTTTTAATTTATTGAAAAATATTCCCCATACCGTTAAACTTCCTCTTTCAGTTTGTTATCGTTGTGATGCAAATATAATAGAAATGGCCAAAGAAATTGTTCCTCAAATAAAAGCAAGAAAAGAAGCGCCATCAGGTGTAGTAAGTAGGGAAAGCGTTATAGCAGATGTTAAAGATGGTGATATGATACTCTGTAGAGTTACAGCTCCATTGATTAAATTATGTATGGAATATATAGGCTCAGGAGTTAAAGCATATGTCAAAGGTAGAGACATAGGAACTAATCTTATTAACATGATTAAGAAAACCAATCGCAAGCAGATTAAGGATGTAATGGAAAGACTTGAAAGGGAATTATCACGGATAATAGGAAAAGTGGTTACAAAGCAGAATTGCACTGCAGCAGAAGCAAGAGAAACTGAAATCTATAAAATTTATGAAGACAAATTAAAAGCCATTGAAGTTTTATCAGAAGGTTTGATATTAACTCAAGAAGTTATTGACCGAATAAAAATGATTTTTTCAGATGATAACAAGAACGGTATTTGTTTGAGTACAATTCATAAAGCAAAAGGTTTAGAAAGTGACAAAGTGTTTATTATTTGTGAAGATAAATTGTATTTGAAATATTGCATGACCGTTCCTTGGATGGCTGAACAAGAACGTAATCTTGTATATGTTGCATTTACGAGAGCAAAACATTTTCTTGGTTTCATAAAAGATTTTTAAGCATAAAAGTTAAATTTTTTTAAAAAACCCAAAAATAATTGGTAAAAAGTTTTGCCGTTTGTAAAAAAAGTATTATCTTTGTATTGTAATCGTAAATAACATTGTAAATAAAATTGTAATATGGAAACGAAAAATCAAAATTTAGACAGCGTATTAAAAAAGCTAAGAAAGTTGCAAAACCTTTATGAAGGTGCAAAGAAAATTAATTCTGAAGGGGAAGCAAATGCAGCAGCAGCTGCTATTCAGAGAATTTTAATTCAGTATAATTTATCCATGGATGAAATTGGAACTGATGAAGAAAAGTCTAAAGATACTATTCTTGAAGAAAAGACTGATGGATTTACTTATAAAAACATCGGAGGTGAATGGGAATTCCGTTTGTTATATGTTCTTTGTAAATGGAATTTTTGTAAATGTTTCCAAGTAGGAAGAACTTACAAAAGATTGATGATTTTCGGTAAGAAAGAAAATCTTGAAACGGTTAAATGGTTGCGTTCTATGCTTGCTGAACGTTTTGTATCATTTTCTAAAAATCGTTTCAAAGAATATAAAAAGACGGCTGAATATGCTATGAAGCCTATCAGCATGGATAAGTATCAAAGAAGTTATTTAACAGGATGTGCAGCTGGGCTGGATAATAAGTTGAAAGAAGAGAGTGACCGTGAAAAAGCTAAAGATGTTGATTTTGGGACAAAAGTTACTGCTTTGGTAGTTCGTAATGATACAGCCGTTACTGAGTACGTTGAAAACAAATATAAAGTTGGTAGAGGTTCAGCAAGAAGGGAAAAATTTGATTCAGCCAGAGCCTTTGGATTCAAAGATGGTAAAAATACAGAACTACATAAACAAGTAAGTTCAGGAGTTAAAGCTCAAGTCAAAAAAGTGAAATTGTTAAAATAATGTAATTAAAATATAAAAATATGGGGAGTTGTTTTATAAGCAGTTCCCCATAGTTATTTATAGTAAAAAATTTAAAATATGAATATATTATTTGACGGGAACTATTTATTTCATCGTAATTTCTCTATATTTTCAACCTATTATAAAGGTCAAGATATGAATGAAGTTTTAAGCGACCCAGAAAAGCAAAAAGTTCTACTTCGTAAATGCATAATTGATTTATGTTTTACTGTAAGAAGGTTTAAAGATGTTAAACAAGTAGCATTCGTCATTGATTCACCGTCATGGCGTTATAGTTTATATGATGATTATAAATATGCTTTGACAAAAGTCAGAGATTCATTTTACAAATATTTTTTGACTGTTTTAGATGAGCTTGAGTCACTTCTAAGAAAAAAGGGATTAATTGTTAGTAGAGTAATGGGAGCCGAAGGAGATGATTTGTTATATGTATGGGGAATTTATTTCGGATACATTTTAAATGAAGAATTGGTAATCATTACTGGAGATTCAGATATTCGACAAATAATGAATAAGAATGTATCATTATTTAATAATAATTCTAAAAATCTTAAATTGTATTGCATTCCAGAAAAAGAAGTATTTTGGAATGAATATTTAGATACTGATATTCAAGTCATGCCTGTCAAACCATTTGAAGTTCTTTTGTATAAAGTTATAATGGGAGACACTTCTGATAATATACCTAAACTTAAACCAAGATTTGGGCCAAAAGCATTTGAAAAATTTATTAAATCAATAACTCCTTATAAAGAACCTTTGAATATTGATTTAGTGCCAATGGCTCAATGGATATCAACTCGTTTTAGTGAATTTTCTAAAATAAATGAAGATGAGTTGTTAGGGAAAATAATATTCAATCTAAAGATGACTTGGTTAAATCTTTCTGTTTATAATAACACAGATTATCAGACTAAGAATGGGAAAAGTTTGCTTAAGAATATGCTTGATGATGTTAATAATCAGAAAGACAAATACAGTTATAATAAAAAATACACGTTAGAAGAATTTTATGGAATGATAATTAAATAAGTAAAAATATGAAAAAGAAAACTATTATTTTGATTGCGGTTATTTTAATCGTAGTTATAGGAGGTTTGATTTATATGCATTATACTCCTATTTGGATTTCAATCTCAAACATAATTTTTGGAGCATTTGGTATAGTTATAGGCTGGATTGCTTATGTTTTGTATAATAAATACATTAAAGATTAAAAATATGAATGATATTCAAAATGCAATTCGAAATGCAAGAGCTTCTCAAGTAAATCGTATTTATAGCGGATTTACTAATTCAAAAGAAGTTGCTGAAAATGAAGAAGACAAAATAACAAAGGGAAAAGAAGTTGAAAAAAATCCTTTTGAAATTCAAGATTCAGAAGAAAAAATTGAAAAATCTGATATAATGGATTCCATGAATTACAGCGGAAACATTAAAGTATCAAAGACTGGTAAGGAAATCAAAAATCAGGTAGATTCAATTATTTTGCCAGAACTGACAACTTGTTTAGAAACAAAGAAAATTGAAGCAAATAATAAAATTAAAGATTGCGGAAATGCTCCTACTAAAGAACCAGATAAATATTGGACAGAAGGCATTAAAATTGATTGCGATTATAAGACGTACGATTGGGAAGAAACTTATATCCCGAGAGAAAAAAGTGTTGCTATAAATACTTTATCTGCTAAAGATGCAGAAGAAAAGTTTGTTAACGTTCCAACAACTCAGGAAGAAGCTACAGCAAGAAGAGAATACAATGATATTGTAAGAGCAATCTGTAATACATTAGTTGACATTAAGGCTTGCGAAATTTTGAAAGAATTAAAAGATGGTACAGATTATGAATTGACTCCACGTCAAATTATAACATTCAGATTTTAACAAGGAAGCAGTGTTCTTCTAAGAGGGAATTAGGTTGTAAAACTTGGTTCCCTCTTCATTTTATTACATAGTTATAAAAAGAAAAGTGAATTATGTTAAAAGATAACAATAATAAAATTTGGAAATATTTTAAAGTTGGTGACATTATAAGAGACGGTGATGATAGTATTTGGGGAAATAAATTATTTGAGATTCATAGTTTTCATGGTAATGCTTATTTGCCTTTAGTTTCAACTTATTTTGCAGGAAAGGCTAAAAGAATCAGGAATAGATGTAACTTTGATATCAGGACAACAAAGTTAATAAGAGCACCTCATAGACCTTTTAAAAAAATTAAAAAATCAGTTTTAATAATGTTGATGAATAAAGGGAATATTGAAGCTAAAAGAGAATTTATGATGAGATTAAATACAAAAACTTTATAGACATGTTTGAATGGGCATCATGGTGTAATAAACTTCCAAGTGAAGATTTAGAGGTATGCGAACCTCATTTACGTCTTTTCTTTGAGACAATGTATGAACGACAAATGATTTGGAAAAGAAGATTTATTGACAAAAAAGAAAGACCTTGGACAAAAAATAAAATTTTTCAAGAATCAAAATTTACAAATGTTTATAGAGAACTTGATCGTAACAGCCAATGGGAAATAAAAAATATTCTTCTTGATGAAGGTCTTTCTCTTAAGAATTTGATTTGGAAATTAATGGTTTTTCGTTTCTTTAACAATCCTGAAACTTTTACTTTTGATTCTAAGGGAAAAACATTTCAACCAAATTTATTTGAAGTACCTATTAAATCAGGATTAAAACAAGTTAAAGCTAAAGGAAAACTAATATCAGCAACTAAATGGCGCAATGGTATTCCTAATTGGGAAGAATATGATGAAGAAGAATTTTCAAGATTTATAGCAGGAGTTCGTATTTCAGGACAAAATCCTTACACAACAGCTTATTTAATAAATTCAAGGGCTGCTCCTAATCAATCAAGAGATTATTGTTATACAAAAGTAGTTATTCCTTATCTACATAAAAATATAGATAAGCTCATTGCTAAGGTAATTACTGCTAAGAACCCAGAAGTTATCATTAAATATTTAAAAACGTTCCCTGCTGTTGCAGACTTTATTGCTCATGAGTTTTATCAAGACTTCACTTATATTCCGAGATATACGAATAGAAAATTTATGAAATTTGATCAAAATGATTTTACAAACGTTGGTCCTGGAGCTTCTATTGGCATACGTCTTATTTATCCAAATCTTAAAACTATTAAAGAACAAAAACAAGCTATTTATTGGTTGAGAGATGAAGCACCAAAATGGTTAGGAAAAATAGGAAAAGAAAAAGGTGAACGCTTTCAATATTTATATTGGGATAAAGAAGAAGGAGAATATTATGTTAATGATTTTCATAACATTTCTCTTCATCAAATTGAAATGTGGTTATGTGAATTTCAAAAATATTGGAAAATAATTATCGGTTCGGGAAAACAACGCTCAAAATTTATTCCTAAAAGTAAAACAATTATAAAAAAGAAGTAATGAATAAAAAATTGGAAAAGTTTTTTGTAAGTAAGGGATTTGAAATTGTAGAAAAGAAAACTACAACTCAAGTTCTAATTGAAAATTTACTTGCATTTAGTATCAGAGAAAAAAAAGGAGAAATACTTGACGTTTCTATTAACATCGTAAAAGAAGATGAAGAAAAAGAAAAATTGAGAAAACGAATAAAAGGGTTTGATTTGAATTTAGACAAAACACCTTTATTAAGTAATGTTTCAATTAACGATTTCATTCATTTTTGTAATATAACAAAAGTTATATCTCAAATTAAAAGATTATCTGAATTCAGAGAAGTTCAATCAGATTTCACTTTGGACGTTGCTAAAAAAGATGGTAAAACTTTAAAATGGCGTTCAAACCTACCAACTGAAAAACATATAGTTGATTCTGTTTTCAAAGGCAGTGAATACATTCGTCGTTCAGTAGGTTTAGGAGGTTTGATACTTACTAAGAATGATGTTGTTTTAGATTTAGGTGGTAACATTGGAGCTTTCACTTGTGATGCCTTTGATAAAGTTAAAAAAATTATTGTATTTGAACCTGAAGCAGTGAACTTTGAATTTCTATCTATTAATATAGAAGATAATGGAGCAAAAAATGTAATTGCTTACAATAAGGCAGTAGTTGGTAATGATGATAAAGTACGTGACTTTTATTTAGGAAAAGCACCGTATTATTATTCATTTCTTGTAAAACATAATCGAAAAAGAGTTCCTGTTGAATGTATGAATATCAACGAAATTATGGAAAAATATAAACCTACTAAAATGAAGGTTGATATTGAAGGTTCTGAATGGGAAGTTCTTACAAGTTGTACAGATTTTGGTAATGTTGATCAAATTATTTTTGAATACAACTTTGATATGAATATGGATTTAAAGACTGATTTTACACATTTCAAAATTCTTCGTAAACATCTTAAGAAATATGGATTTGATGTTCAAGAGATGGAACGTGATATGAAACAAAATTGGAATTTGGTATTTCTTGTAAATAAAATAAAATGACAATATCGAAGAAAATAACAAGTCTTCCAGAACCATTAGATGTCAATTTACAATTAATAGCATCTGAACTTGATACATCTGTTAAGGATATGAAATATTTTTCAAAATCTATAATGGATGATGCTATATTAATAGATGCTTTTGATAAATTATGTGAAGACATAGAACATGGAGAAGGCTGGGAAATAACATCTTTTGATGATAATTCAGTTCTTTATGAATATCTTGATGAAGCAATAATAATTTATAATATGTTAGGTATGAAGTATATTATTTTTGATAGTTTCATTACTCGAAAATTAGAAAATAAATTAAGCAGTTATAAATAGTAACAATATTATAATAATAAATAAAATATTATTTTGGTAAAAGGAGAGTCTTTTTTGATTCTCCTTTTATTTTTTTACAGTTATAGAATATTTTAAAGTAAAATCCGATTATAATATGAGTAATTTATCTCAACAATTAGATGCAATAGGACTTGCTGAAGTTAAACTGAAAGCAAAGAAATTTAGAACGCTTGAAAAAGCTTTGCGTTCAGATTCACCCGATGATATGGTTAAAGCTAATCAGGTATTTAATACCATTCAAAATAAAGTTGAACAAAATCCTAAAGCATTTTTTATTGATCCATTAGAATTTAATGCTAATCTGGGTTATAAAGATAAGCCGTTTGCTTTGTCTTACACAACATTAAAGCGAATGTCGAAAGCTCCTATCATCAATTCTATTATAAAAACAAGAAAAAATCAAGTAGCAGATTTTGCTGAGCCTCAAGAAAATAAATATTCTACTGGTTTTGTGATAAGAAAAAAACCAAAAGGTGGAATTGAACAAAAGATGACTGACAAAGACAAAAAGATTGCCTTTGCTATCACAGATTTTATATTAAAGGGGGGAAATGTTAGTCAATGGGAACATGATGACTTTGATACTTTTATTCGTAAAATAGTAGATGATTCTTTAGTATATGACCAAATGACCTTTGAGTGTATTCGAAATAGAAGGGGAAATATTGAATCTTTTATGGCAACCGACGCTTCTACTTTCAGAATGGCTGATTCCTTTTTTGACAAAGATTACAATAATGTATTTTTTCAAAGACAGGGTTCAAATGTTTGGCAAGACAGAAATGAATTTGGTCCAAAGATTCACGGTTATTATCCTTCATTTGTACAAGTATATCAAAACGTGAAAGTCAATGAATTCTATCCTTGGGAATTATGTTTTGGTATTCGCAATCCTTCTACTTCTATTTGGTCAAATGGTTATGGTTGTTCAGAACTTGAAGAACTTATTAATGTAGTTACTTCAATGCTTTGGGGAGATGAATATAATAGACGTTTTTTCAGTCAAGGTTCGGCTCCAAAAGGGTTATTAAGAATTAAAGGAACAAACAACGAAGCGGCTTTGCAACAATTTAAACAACAATGGCAATCGATGATTTCGGGTGTAATGCAATCATGGAAAACTCCTGTTGTAGAAGCGGATGTAGATTGGATTGACCTTCAGAAAAACAATCGTGACATGGAATATAGTTCCTGGATGGAATATTTGATAAAACTTTCTTCTGCTGTTTATTCAATTGACCCAACTGAAATAGGTTGGGATATTAGTCGTTCTTCAGGAGGTGGAGGAATGTTTGAAGGAAGTCAAGAACAAAGATTGCAGCATTCAAAAGATAAAGGTTTGTATCCTCTTCTTAAATTTATTCAAAGAAAAATAAATAAATATATCGTTGAACAAATAAATCCTGATTTTGAACTTTCGTTCATGGGATTAAACGGTTTGACTATTGATGAAGAATTAAAGATGGATATTGATAAAGTTAATAGTTTTATGACTGTTAATGAAGCAAGAGAGAAATATGAAATGAAACCATTAGAAGGAGGAGATTCTCCTAATAATGCTACTTTTGTTCAAAGTAGAAATATTCAATCAATGCCTCAACAAAATTCAATTGAAAATAATAATTTAATGCCTCAACAAAATTCAATTGAAAATAATAATTTAATGCCTCAACAAAATTCAGTTGAAAACGGTAATTTAAAAACAACTAAGAAGGATGACAAAAAACAATCTAATCCTTTTGATTTATATTCAGAAGAAAATGAAGAAGAAGAAACTACTAAAGGAGAAGAAACTACTAAAGGAGAAAAAACAGAAAATTTAATTGTAAAAGCATTTGATAATTTTTTAAAGCAAGAAGGAATATAATATGGCAACAAAAAATTTAGGACAAGTTTCTGGAGTTTATATAGGAAGTACTCCTCCAGATAATACAATATTGATTTGGTATGATAATACACCAAGTCAAATGGTTCATAAGGTTTATGATATAAATTTAAGTCAATGGGTTGTTTTAGATAAAAATACAATATCAACCACAACTTATTCAGAACTTGCTAATATAGCAACAAGCGTAGGTTTATCAGTAGGAGCTTGGTTTAAGATTTCAGATAAAGCAAATGCTTTTGCTTTAGCTATTACATCAACTAAAGTGCAATACACTGATTCTTTAGGTAATCTTTTAATTGATGACCTTGGAAGTAATATACAATATCATGTAACTTCATCAAATCTTTTAATTGATGATGTATCAGGTGTTTTTGATGCAGTTAATAAAAAACTTGTATTTCAATTTAATGAACAAAGTCCTGATTATACTGCTGATGATTATATTTTAGGAAAAGTAAAAAGAAATAATATTTGGAGTCTTGTTAAATATAAACTTTCTTCTTTTCTTTCAAAAGTAACTGGGAATTCAATTACTTGGAATGGAGGATTTTTCTTTAATTTTAGTGATGCTATAAAAAATGTCCTTGATAAATCAGGAGGTGTTGTTGCTAAAGACACATACGATAAAGATCAAAAAGCGTTATCAACTTCCATAAATAATGTAGGAAAAGAAAATCAAACTATTATATCAAATGCTAATACAGCTATATCAGATGCTACTACTCCTACTACTATTTATAATAAAATTTTACCAAATGATTTAGTAACAGGAGGAGCTACTGTAGATACTTCAAAAGGAGATTCTTTATTTACTATAATTTCAAAAATTCAAAGATGGATTAATCAATTTAAATGGGCAACTGGAATTAATATAAGTAGTAATTTTTCAACAAGTGCTACTAAGACACCTGTCAATAATAATGATACTGTTGAAAGTGCAATATCTAAATTAAAGAAATATGCTGATTTACATGAAAATTCAGACAATATAGCAGTTTCTTCAGAAACTTTTCCTCCTTCTATGACAGAATATCCAGTGGTAACATCAACAGATAGTGTTAAAACAGCATTAGCTAAATTAGTTTATTGGGTTAATAATATATCAGGAGAACAATTAAATGATGGAATAATTAATTTTTCGAAAATAGATAAAAAAGGAGTATTACCTACTGATTTGTTTAGAATTGATTTAACAACTTCATTTGATTTCACAGGAGGAGGATTGGGAGGAGTTATTGTACAAGGAGATGATGTAGAATATTTTACCAATGATGATGCATATCCTTATAGTCCATATAGAATAAGACTTTTTTATAATTCAGACTTTCCAAAGATATTATCTTTTATTCCTGTAGTCCCTGTAATTTCTAATGATACGAATCTTTATAGTAATGCAGGAGGATTGGTTCATTATACTGAAGGAGCTGCGACACTTCAGATGATATTTTCAATTCCTAAAGCTACTTATACAAGTCTTTATAATGCAGGGAATAGATATTTTAAATGTGTTATTACAGTCGATATATATAATTATAAGACTCAAGAATCAACAATTTATATTTCTCTTAAATATATGAATTATATAAGTGTAAATATGTTACAATCTGTATTAACTGCTGGAACACAACAACATATTATATTTCAGGTTTCTGTGACACCTGTTACAACTCAAAGCTAATTGTTATGTGTAAAGTAGTTTATTTGACATCTAAACGATTTGACAAACCTTCTAAAATTTTTAAGAAAGCACTTGCTGCTGAATTAAGAAATCATAAAGTTGAAGTTGTTGTAGATTATGCATATGATTTATTTAATTGTTTTCGTAAACATAAAACATATGGTATAGCATTTGCATTTGATTTTTATAGAGATGATAAACAAGGATATGGATTAACTTTAAGTAAAAATTGTTCTTTTATTGGAAGATATTTTACTTATAATTTATCAAATAATTTAGACGTTTTAACTCCTACTATTCGTTGGAGAGATTTTGAATTCGTTAATTCAGAAAATAAAGAATGGTATAAATTTTTTAATCAAATAAGTTCTCCAACTAAAGCAATATTTTATCTTTGTACTTTAAATAATTATTCAGATTGGGAAAATTATTCAATTGCATTTGATAAAATAGTTAAATTATTTGCTGATGAAATAGTTCGTTATTTGCGTTCAAATTATAATGCAGATAATTATCTCAAAAGAGTTAAATTGGCTAAGATTAAAATAAATAAACAAAAATAATTTTAAGATGGAATGGTTATCTGAAAATGCTTTTGCTATTATATCTTTATTATTTGGTACTGGAGGTGTAGGGTTTGCTTTTATATCAAGGATATTAGACAGAAGAAAATATGAACAAGAAGTTCGTGACGCTTCAGCAGAAGCTGATATGAAAGGCGACGAATTTTGGAAAAAAAGATATGATGTTTTAAATAATGAAGTTCAAGACAAAGACACTTGGTGGAAAGCAAGATATGATACTTTGTATTCTGAATATCAAAATGAACGTAAATTAAGTAATGAAATCATAGTCTCTTTTAGGTCAGAGTTAAATGAAATGAGAACTGATTACGAAAAACAGCGTGAACTTGAAAAACAAAAATATGGACAATTGCTTGAACAATATCATAGTCTTGAAGAAGGAAGTCAAAAAAGAGAAAAAGAATATAAACAAAAAATATCTCAATTGGAAGATATGATAGAAAATTATGATCAAAAATTAAATTCAAAATCATATGGACAATAAAATAACAATATCAGTTGGAGGAATAATCGTAGTTTTAATTGCTATTTTCATAGGATATTTATTAGGAAGATCAAGCGTTGAGACTCCTAAATCTAAAACTGAAATTGTTGTTAAATGGGAAAAAGGTGACACAATTAGAGATACAATAAAAGTTCTGGAACCTTATGAAGTAAAAGTTCCTGATTCAATTCTCGTTTTTATGCCCACCGATACAGCCAAATTATTTGCCATTTGGAAGGATTATTATTTACAAAGGAAATATAATTTAGATTTTTCTAATGATAGTTCAGGAACATTCAAAGTTGATGCCGTTGTAAGTCAAACAAACTCATTACTGCCACTTCTCTCATTAAACCTAATATACGCACGGTTTATGAAAAACAAATTATTTACAAAGTTCCTACGATACAATTTTATGGTATAATAGGTAATTCAATTGACTTAAGAATTAATAAGATTCAATTCGGAGTAGATATAAAACAAAAATTCATGATTGGAGTTTCCGGAATAAGAATTGAAGATAAATTTGGATATACAATTGATGCGGGAATAAAATTTTAACAGTATGTCAAAAAAACAAACGAAAGATAATCATTCCATTCCTTCTCCTTTTTCAGTTGTTACTGAGTATGAAAATACTTTTGTAAAAGAATGGAATAATAATACAGCTGGAGCGGTTACAGAAGTCTTAAAATATTTAGCTAAAGAAACTGCTTCTGTTATTAAAGATAATGAAAAGAAGGAGGAAAAGAAATGATTTTTAACCAAGGTCAAATTCAAGATATGCTATCAATACTCAAAAGATATGAGTTAGTATTTGTAGCTGGTCAATTGGGATTGGATTTTCTTTCTCAAAGTGATAAAGATATATTATTAGCCATTGGCATTGATTTGAATAAATACAAGAATAAAAAAGGTATTATTGAACATGCTTTTTTGTTTGGAATATTAGCAGAAGCTATTGGAGATGCAAGAGCTAAAAAAATGACATATGCTCAATTTCAAAGATTTTTATCTTCAGGTAATTTTATACCATTAACTGAAGAAGAAGAATTTGCTTTACAAACCGTTAAGCAAAGAGCATATACTGATATTACCAATTTAGGTAGTAGAATGAGAACAGGATTAAGTAATGTTGTTTTAAATAACAATCAACAATCACTGTTAGTTCAAAAGATGATTAAAGAAAAAACTATAAAATCTGTTGAATTGAGACTTGGAGCAAGAGGACTTGCAGCAGACCTTGCTGAAACTTCAAAAGATTGGGAAGTTGACTGGTTGAGAATAGCTTATTATCTTACGCATGAAGCATATAATTCAGGAAGAGCTCAAAGTATATTAAAACAATATGGTAGCAAAGCTGAAGTTTGGTTTGATGTCTATCCTGGTGCATGTCAAAGATGTAAAGAACTTTATTTGACTGACCCAGAAAACCCAGATAGTGAACCTATTGTTTTTAAATTATCTGATATTATAGCAAATGGAAATAATATTGGAAGAAAGGTAAAAGAATGGTTGCCTACTATTTCACCAATTCATCCATATTGTCGTTGTACCATAAATAATAAAAAACCTAATTTTGCTTGGAATTCAGAATTAAGAGCGTTTACAATTCCTATTAAGAAAATAAGTGCTAATCCAAAGTTAAAGAATATAAAGTTAAACATAAAAGTCAATAAATAAATTGTAATGAAAAAATTGTTAATTGTGCAGCCTCATAGCGATGACGCATTATTTAGTTGTTCCCATTTTTTATTTTCGTCAAAATACGAAGTTCAGATTCTTACTGTAGAGAATGATTCAAAACGTATATTAGAAGACGAAAAATTATATAATTTTTTGAATATTTCTTTTCATCATTTGAATTTAAATTTTCACGATGAAAGTTACTATGAATTTCATAAGAATTATAAAGAAGTAACACATGAAGCAACATATGAACATCTTAACAAATATTTCGGGAAAGAAAAATTAAACGAAATAGAACTTGGAGTTGTTAAATGGATTAATAAATTTTTAAAAAATAATAAGGGATATTCAGTTGTGGCTCCTTGGGGAATTGGACATCCTTTTCATTTCTTTATAAAAGACATATTAGAAAAACATTATTCTGACCTTCTTTATTATAGAGAATTTCCGCACTCTTATAAAAGACGTTCTCAAGTTCAAGTAGAAAAACAAAAACAGAAATACATTTTAAAATGTTCTGTTCCAGTTGAAGAATTTCATGAAATAAAATGGAAACTTGCTTCTAAATTCTATCGTTCGCAATCGGGGTTACAATTTTACGAACAAGGATATATAAAGAAAAAATTACCAGAAGAAATTTATTCCATTAACAATTAATTGTTTTAATCATGAAAATATTTATAGCAGATTTTCAGATAGCAAAATATGGAGGAATTGTGGAATATGTAGCAAGTATGTTGAAAGCATTCCAATATTTAGGTCATAAAGTAGATGTCGCTCAAATGACTCCTGCTTCAACTACACAAAAAACTTATGATAAAAAAGTAAAAGAACTTGAAAACGGAGAATATCAAAGAAAAATAAAATTTCAATCTCAAGCAGGAGGATATGAAAAAGATGAAGCAACAGGATATTGGAGAAATAATTATTATGGATATTTTTTACCACCAAGCAATCGTATAGGAGTGTATGAAAAAGATTCTGTTAAAAGATGGAAAAAACTTGTTGAAGATGCTGATATAATTTTATGGAATTTCATGCCAACAAAAAGTTCTATTTGGAATAAAAAGGGAATAGATTTTAATTTCTGGTGGAAGTTTTTTGATTTACCTTCTAATATTAAACAAGTTTTTCTTTGTCACGATGCTTATTTTAATGTAAGAGCAAGTAATATTTCAGCTTTAAAAAATAAAATATTGTTTTTAGGTTGTGCTCATTTAGCTGCTTATCAATGTTGTTCTGAAATAGGTATTCCGAGAAGTTTGTTATTAAATCCACGGTATATTCCAGATAATGCAAGAATGCCTATTAAAATAATGAATAATAGGAAGGAAGATTTTTTTGCAGCTCATATGTTTAAAAGTATGAAACACATGGAAGAGCTCATTGCTTCTGTCCCTTATATTCAAGGCGAAAGAGGTAAACGTTTTTCTATTAAAATTGCTGGTACAGGCATAGAATATAACTATATGACCAGTGAAACGAAGACGAAAAGTAACTATATGTGCACAATAAAGCGTGACCCTGAACTTCCTAAGGAACTTGACGGTAAACTTTCTCTTTGGGATAGAGCTATTGAATTTGGTATGAAATATATGGGTCAAATGTCAGGAAGTGAAGTTGTATCAACTTTAAAAAATACTAAATTTGCTATTGACCCATCTTGGTCTAAACATTATGCACGTTATTGTAAAACTCATATAAATGGTTTTATTATTGAAGCTATGTTATGCGGTGCTTATCCAGTGTTACGTGATTATAGAGGACTTTCTGAATATAGTGATAAGGATTTATATGACACATTATTTGAAAACGTCAGAGCAATCATTATTCCATGGAATGCTACACCTAAAGAATTTGGTGAAGAACTAATAGAAAAAATTAATAATATGTCTCCTGCTAAATTTTTAAAAGACACAAAACATAATTTTGAATTAGTAAATGAATTATTTAATGCAAAAAAGAACGCTCAAGAAATAATAAGATTATGTGCTGGAGGAAAAAAACTTATAAAAATAGAACTTGAAAAAGGTAAAGACTCCGAAAATGTAAAGAAGATAACTCATGAAATAATGGAAGATTTTTATCACATAGAACTTCCTATTGAATGGGAAACAGATTGAAGCAGTTATTATCTTTATCATAAGTAGAATCAAATAACATTACAGATAATAATTATGACAAAGGAAAAAGATTTAATTGAAAAAGCTATTAAAAGACAAGTGGGTGACGTTCACCCAAATGGTAAATGGGCTTGGACTGAATACAAATCAGGAAAATATGATTGGCGTCCAATTAAAAATAAAACTCAATCAAAAGATTCTAATGTATCTTCAAATCAAACTTCTTCAAAACCTACTACTCAACAGATAGCAAATGCTAAGGTTAAAGGTCAGAGTAAACCTATGGATTCTCAACGATTAGCAATCTGGGCAACCAAAACTTCTGATGATAATCTTTTAAAGGTTGCTAATAGTAAAAATGGTAATGCTCAAATGCGTAAGATAGCGTATGATGAACTTGGAAGAAGAAATTTTGATATGTCTAAAGTTGATACTTCAGGAACTCTTATTCAATTAATGAAGATGACTGGTAATGTAGGAGCTAAAACAAATGATACTTCAACTTCAGATGATCAAGATACAGTAGATAATTCAGATGTTGCTGCTGAAATAGATACTGATGGAGGTGTAGATGAAGGTGACAAAATAACTGAAAAATGGTATCTTGACAGAAATGACGATAGGGTAAAAAAAATGTTCAATCTTAAAACAAAAGAAGGTCGTATAAAATATGATCAATTTGTTTATAAGATGAAGAAAAAAGAAAAAGACTACATGGATCCAGTAGAGGTTGTTCAAGACTTAAATGAACAATATCTTGAATTCTTGGATAATAATGAACAAAGATTTATGATTTCAGCAGGAGGAGCTGGTGTTGGTAAATCTTACGGATTTAAGAAAATGGCTGAACTTTTGAATCTTAAACCATTTGGAGTAGGAGACGCACCAGGAGATGATGATTATGATACATTTGAAGCACCTGATGTTAATAGTGGAAAACAATTATTGAATATTCTTAAAGCTCATAACAATAAAATTATTATCTTTGATGATAATGATAAGGTCTTAAGAAGAAGTGATTGTGCGGCTGTTATGAAGAAAGCAACTGCATCTACTGGAGCACGTATAGTTGGTGACCCTGATGACATTAAACAAAATTTTGAATTTACTGGTCGCATTGTAATAATGACTAATAAAGATTTAACTACTCTTTCTGAAAGTGAAGATACAAAAGCAATCATAAGTAGAGCTATGATGGTTTCTGAAATTTATATGACTGTGCCAGAAACAATTCAAGTTATAGAAAATCGTTATCAAGATTTTGAGTTCAAGCAGGCTCCAAGACTTGATAATGAAGCTGACGATAGAAAAGAACGTGATGAAATTTTAGGGATTATAAAGAAAGATGAAAATAATATTGATCCAGCTCAATTTACAACAAGAACTTTTCAAGAAGTTTTAATCAATAAACGTAAAGTTGATAAAGCAAATGAAAAACGTAAAAATCCAGCATTTGCTTCTTTAATTGGTTCAAAAATTAAGGATTGGAGAGAAAAAGCAACAGCAATATTAACCAAAGCTGCTAAACTTGATTTTGGAGATTCTTCAGAATCTTCAGAAGAGCTTGTTAAGGCTGAAGATATTTTATTGGATGAAACTAATTCAAATGAATTAAAAAAAGCCGAAGATTTATTTTCAGAAGAAGAAATAGAAACATCGGGTGACAAAAAACAAGCAACGCCAAATACTTTTAAGGCTCAAGAAAATGATTTCTTTGAAGAAGATATGACTTTGGAAAAAGCAGAAACATTATTATTAGGAGAAGATTAATATGAAAAATATAAGAAAAGCGTTAGACAAAATTGCTGAGGGAAATTTTCTTAGTGATATTTCTGATGATATTCTTATAAAGGCTTGCGATGCTTATAAAATTAAATCTGATGAGTTTGGTGACTCTTATGAATATTATGTATGCGTCTCAAAATCTTTATATGATCATATTAATGAAATAGAACCTGATACAGAAATTTGTAAGGCTGTTATTCCTGGTCAAACTAAAGTTGTAGATGGGGTAATGTATATTTATGCAGCTACTCCGAATGCTAAGACTAAATACGATTGGCGTGTTTTTAGAGGTAAGAGTAAAGTTGGTAAACAATTAGTAGATGGTTCTAAAAAATCTATTGATAAACAAAAATACATCAACGAATTATTTCCAAATGATTTAAGCACTTTAAAGGTGGTTAAAAAGTTAGGTGGTAGTACTGGAGCTGAATTAGTAGAAGATGTTAGGGGCAATCAGTATGTGATGAAAAAAGGTACAAATACTTCGAATGAACATGTTCATTCTGAATATTTAACTAATCAACTTTATGATTTAATGGGATTAAGAGTCCCCGATTATGAGTTATATGAAGAAAATGGAGAAACTGTAATGTTATCCAAATTTATTCCTATGACTAAAAATTCAAGTAGTAAAGATTATGATGAGATGGCTAAGGGATTTGTTGTAGACGCTCTTTTAGCTAATTGGGATATTTATCAGAATGATAATTGTTTAATTGATTCAGCTGGCAGATTAATACGAGTAGATAATGGCGGAGCTTTGAATTATAAAGCTCAAGGAAATTCTAAACCATTTGGAGATAATGTTATAGATTTTGATTCAATGATTAAATATAATCCTGCTGTTGTTGCTAATCTTACTACTCAGGATTATATTGATCAAATTGATAAAGTGTTAAAAAAGCGAAATGATGTTATCGGATTTTTAGTTGAAAGTAATTCTAATCTTTTTTCAACGTTTGATGAACGTTTTAAATCATTAAAAAAAATAAAAAACGATTTAAAAGCAAAACTTGCTAAAGGTAACAGAAAAGTATTACCGAGAAAACTGAAAAGTGATGCTGATATGTATAAAGACTTTTCAGATGATGAAAAAAACTCTTTATGGAATAATCAAAGCGGGAAAAGTTATTATAATAAATTAGGTGCTACTAATTATACAGTTGGATGGGAATTATTAAGTTCAATTTGTCAAAAAAGAGGGTTTGATGCACGTCCAAAAGTAGTTGATGAAACTTCATATTGGAATACAGTTAAACAGACAAAATATCAAATGTTTCGTGGTCTGAATGGCGGTCAGCACGATGCGGATTTTTATGCTGATGAGTTTAAATATAATGATAATTGTTTTTTTGGAACACTTGGAATTCATGGTTCTGGAATTTACACGCATGTAAATGATGGGGAAGATGATAGTAATACTCAAACTACTTATAAAAATTCTGATGCTTATGAGGAAGCTCATTCTTATGCGGGAAGGTCAGGAGTTGTTCTTGAATGTTGTCTTGATCCAAAAGCAAAAGTTGCTATGGTAGAAGATTTAAAAGATGAAATACTTTCTTTGGTTACTTTTGATAAAGCAGCGGTTGATGCAAAACAAATTGATATTGATTCTTTAAATTCTCAATTGAAAAAAAATCAAGATGATTATGATAATCTTACTGTAAATGTTGAAAATTCTGTAAAAAGTAAAATGCATTGGGATGAAGATACTTTAGTTATGCGTCAATTAGAAATTGATAATACTAATTGGGGAAAACTTGATAAGGACGGTAATCCAGATTATCCTAAATTTGATGATTTTGTAAAAAATAAATTGTTTGATTGGGTCGAGAAGAACGGAGGTTCTGTAAAAGAAAAAGGTAAAGGAACTGATATATTTGTTTTTAAACTTCCAAATTCAAAAGAGCATTTTATGTTAAGTAGATATCAATATGAAAATAATGCTATAAAAAGAAAGAATGCTTTTACCAGTGCTTATAATTATCCTGTTAAAAGATTTGAAGATTGGATAATGAATAATCATTATAAAGTAATTACAGAAGCTGTTAAAAAAGAATTGGATAATATTGGTGATAAAGCAGTTAAATTACGTTCAAGCATAAAAGTAACAAAATCAGAATTGAATAAAGCTACTCAAGAAATATCCGATTTAAAGAAAACTAAAGATCCAGACGGAGATATAATTTCTGGAATTTATGAATCAGTTCGTAATGGTAATAAAGAAGGAATTGGAACATATGCTGCATTAAAGGGATATGATGCTATTATAGAACCTCATGGAAACGGTTGTTCAAATTCATTTATGATAGTTTTGAATAGAAGTAAAGTTATTGTTAAAAAATAAAGCTATGTTAAGAGAAAGATTTGTTTCAATAATGGGAGGAAGAGCGAGCAAGTACGTTACACTCAAAAAACCATCTCAAATTATTCCTTTTAAGGGAAAGTTTCCTCTGCTTCAACCTTATCAGAGGCAAGCATATTTTGATGCTATACAAGGAACCAAAAAATTTGAAGATTTATCTAAAGAATTTCAAGAGATAACAGAAAAAGGAAATAGAATTGGATTGCTTGAAGAAGGATTTAAAATGTATTTACCTTCTTACAATATTACAGTTGATAATTTTTTAAAAATGAAAAATACAGAAAAATCTGATAAACTTATTGATTGGTTAAATAAAGATTGTATTGATTTTTCACAATTAAAAATTAAATAATGAAATCGTCATTAATTCAAATAATAAAAAAAATATCTTCTGAATTTTTACTTGATTGGAAAGCAGTAACTGCTTTTATAACAGTTGAGACAGGAGGCAGGGGATTTAATAATAAAACAGGTAAAATACTTATACAATTTGAACCTGTTTGGTTTAAAAGAAAAACTCCTTTCGCTCCTTCCGGATTATGGAGTGTAAATAAAGTTGATGTTCAATCAAAAGAATGGCTTGCTTTTAATAATGCTTTTTTTATAAACAAAGATTCTGCTATGCAATCAACTTCAATAGGATTGGGGCAGATTATGGGATTTCATTATAAAAGGCTTGGTTATTCTTCAGTGGGAAAAATGTGGGATGATGCTAAAAAAGGAGAAGAAAGACAAGTTTGGCAGATTTGTAAATTTATTTCTACTGATTCAAGATTACAATCGGCTGTAAAAAATAAAGATTGGAACACTGTAGCAACTATTTATAATGGCGCAAAATATAAAATTTTAGCAAAAAAATACGGTAGAATTCCTTATAATATATCTATGAAACAAGCGTATAATAATATTTCAATGTAAGAATTGAACATTTTTACATTGACAGTTATAATAAGGTCAAAGGTATAAATTAATTACTCTTTGACCTTATTTGTTATAATTATGTCAAAAACAATAGAAGATAGTTTTGAATTTTGGTGTCCAATTGAAAAAGCAAACGAAGCTGTAATTGACCCAACCACAGGAGAAGAAATAATGAGGCTGGGAGGTATAGCTTCAACTTCAGATGAAGATAGCGATGGTGAATTTCTTGACCCAAAAGGTTTTGATATCAAACCATTGATAAAAAGTGGAATGGTTAATTGGCATCATCAAGCAAAAGGTCAACCTGCTACAATTATAGGAGAACCTTCAAAAGCAGAAATTCGTCCAGAAGGTTTGTATATTGAAACTGATTTATATCCTTCCAGTAAAATAGCATGTGAAGTTTGGGAACTTGCTCAAACTCTTGAAAAAGATTCAAAGACAAGACGTTTGGGATATTCTATTGAAGGTAGAGTATTGAAACGTAAATCAAATGATAAAAATTCTTCGGATTATAAAAAAATAACAAAGGCTGTTATCACTGGAGTGGCTGTTACTCATCAACCTAAAAATCCTAAAACTTTTGCCAATATCATTAAAGGAGAAATTGATGATTTTGAAGAAGATGAAGAAAAAGAAAAAGAAAAAGAAAAGAGTTTAGACACAATAGCTGCTGCACCTTTGAAAAAAGAATCAGTTGATAAAAAAATAAAAAAACAAACTTTTTCAAAATCAGAGGTTGTTGAAAGACTTTTCAAGGACATTCCAGCTATTAGTATTGGAAAAGCAGAAAAAATTCATTTAATGTTAATAAAATTTGCAAATATGAAAGGTAGAAAAAACGTAACAGAAAACGATATTCAAAAAGCATATGAAGCTCTTGGGCTTGATATTGATGCGAATGACGTAGAAAAAGGTTGCGATACTTCAAGCGTGCAATCTAAAAAGCCTATTAATAAAGCAAAGTCAAAAACTGATAAACCTGAAGAAGCTGAAGAAGACGAAGCTACTGAAGAGGAAGAAGAAGATGGTGACGATGCTAAAAATAAAAAAGGCGAAAAAGGAAAAGTACAAAAAGCAGAAGGTGGTAATCGTTTTGACAGAATTGAAAAAGCAATTACTACTTCTCATCAAATTAATTCTAAGTACATAAAAGCACTTGGAGTTATGGTCAAAGACGCGAGTCAAAAACTTGTATCAGCAGCTGGTCGTGAAAACGAACTTCTTGACATTGTAAAAGCTCAAGATGAAACTATTTCAGTTATGTCTGAAAAACTTGAAGCATTTGGTTCTGAAGTTCCAGCTCCGAAATCATTATCATCTTCACATCCAGTAGAACGTCAATTTGCCAAATCAAATGATAATGAATTTGGTAATAGAGGCAAAACAAAATTAAATACTAATCAGGTTAGCATGAGTAAACAAAGGGGTGCGGTTGCTGAAATTCTTGACCAAGCTACTTTCTCAAAGGGGTTTGATGATGAGTTTAGCAAAGCTGTTACTCATTTTGAAGCAACAAAATCTTTACCTATGAGCATAATTGCACGTATTAAGAATGAATTTGGATATGAAATTGTAAAATAAAAAACACTTTATAAAAAAAAGAATAATGGAAAGATTATCAATCAATTTAGCTGATTATGGTTATGCCTCTCAGCAAGACGGTCTTCACCTTGGCGCAGGAAGTTCTGAAAATGTTGACGCTTTAAATAAAGCGTTGAATGCTGAACAAATTACTGGTCGTGATACCGCAGACTTGACTACAGCGTCAGGTGCTCCCTTGAAGGTTGAATCTTTGGAGAAAACTCTAAAGCATATCACCTTCCGTGAAAATGATATTCGTTTATGGAAAGACCTTCCTAAAAAGGCTGCTTATAACACAGTCGAAGAATACAATCAACAGACTTCTTATGGTGCTAATCGTGGCGGTTGGAACAGAGAAGGAGAATTACCAGAAGAAGAAGACAGTATCTTTGTACGTAGAGCTCAGTTGGTTAAATATCTTGGTGTAACTAAAAGTGTTACTCATCAGATGACTCTTGTAAATACAATGATTGGTTCTATTATGGAACGCACCATAAAAGATGGAACACTTTGGATTTTACGTACTTTGAATCAGGGATTATATTTTGGTAACGAAAAGAATGTTCCTGAACAATTTAACGGATTTTTAGCTCAACAGCAGCAATCTGATGCTTGGGCTTCTTATGCAGATTATATGAATTCTGAAATGGTAGTTGATTTAAGAGGTTCGGCATTAACTGAATCTGCTATTGAAACTGCTGCTAATTCTATTGTAGAAAATTATGGTTTAGGAACTCAAATTTATGGTGCTCCTGCTGTTCTTTCAAGCTTTGTTAAAAACTTCTATGGTAATAAATTTATCATGCCTAATAGCGAAGGAGTTTCTAATGGTATCATGGGTCAGAGAGTTCAGGCTTTTGATTCTCAATTCGGAAGAATTGGATTGAATCATGATATTTTCTTTAAGAAATTACCAAGTAAAAATTCATCAACTCCTGCTAATTCTCAAAATGCATCGACAAAACCAGTTTTTGCTGAGACAGATGCTATTACTGTTCAACCTGTTGTTTCTGATGGTAAATGGGAAACTTCAGACGCTGGAAACGTTTATTATGCTGTTACTGGAATTAATAGATTTGGAGAATCCGATTTAGCAATTTACAATACAGCTGTATCTGCCGTATCTGGCGGAGCTATTGATTTAAAATTCACTGATGGAGGTGGAGTTAACAAAGCAACCGCTTATAGAATTTACAGAACAAAAGCTGGAGCTGGAGTAGATAGTGAATTCTTTCCTTTGTTTGAAGTATCTTTGGACGATCTTTCACGTGGATATGATGGCGGAAGTGCAGGTTCTATTCGTGATATGAATCGTTATTTACCAGATACCGATCAATCTTTCCTTACACAATTTGATAACGAAGTAGTTGAATTCGCTCAGTTAGCTCCATTGATGAAAATGGATTTAGCTGTTCTTTCTCCTGCCTTTAGGTTTATGATTTTAATGTATGGAACTCCATTTTTATATGCTCCTAAGAAATTAGTTAGATTTATCAATATTGGTAAATTTGTAAAATAATTAAACATAATTGTTTAACTTGATTAAAAAGGGAGGGAAAATTACCCTTCCTTTTTTTTCTTAAACTGTAAAAGAAAATGAAAATTAAAGCAAAAAATCCAAAAGTAGCATCAATGAAACTTTGCGTACCTGTAGATGGTACCATTAATATAGATGCTGACGGTGTAACAGACGTATCTCCTAAATGTGCAGCTTATCTTATAACTGGCACTAATGACTGGGATTATCTTAAGAAGAAAACTGAAAAAGTCGTTGATGATGACGATGATGAAGAGGATGATGAAGAGGACGACACTAAACTTTCTGAAAAAGAAGAATTTGAAGAAGGTTTGAAAAATATGCAGCTTGTTGATATGAAAAACATGGCAAAAGAAGCTGGATATCCGGAAGCAGAATGGGAAAAATTGACAAGCAAAAAATTGATGAGTTCTTATTTACTTAAGAAATTTGATGAAGTGAATGTAGAAAGTTCTGACGACGAGGAAGAAGACTAAAATAATTAACATTGTTCTGATATGCCAAGTTTAAAACTAAAAATACAATATAACAAAAATATAGAGATAATTATGTCTCCTACAGAATTGTTAGAGAATTATTTATTTGGTATTCCTATTTGTTCAAACGACGGTAGGAAATTATCATCTCAAGCTATTTCTCAACATATTAAATCTGCTCAAACACAAGTAGAAAGTTTATTTAGTATTAAACTGACAAAACAAGTCATAGAAGAAAATCGTGATTTCAATCGACAAGAATTTATGTCTTGGGGTTATATCAGAACAATGTATCCTATTTCTTATATTGATAATCTTGAAGGATGGATTAATGATGTTTGTCAAATAACATATCCAAGGGAATGGTTATCAATCAAAAAACAAGAAGAGGTGGCTGTTTATCGTAACATCTATTTAATTCCTAACACAGGAAGTAAAAGTGGTGCTACAATGTCGCAAAATTCTTTAATTTATAACGGAATGTCTCCTCACCTCGGATGGTTTGGACAAACCTATATTCCAAATTATTGGAAACCAAGATATGTAACAGGATGGAATAAAATACCTGCTGATTTATTTGATTTTATTGCTAAATTTGCTGCTATTAATGTACTTTCTGTCATTGGAGATATATTATATGGAGTTGGTGTAACTTCTATTCAAATGAATTTAGATGGAGTGAGTCAAAATACTCCTTTATCAAGGAGTTCAACGGGAGGACTATTTGCTGGCAGAATAAAACATTACATTGATGAAACAAACAGAATGTTACCAGCTTTGAAATCTAAGTACAGGGGAATATCTTTTGAAGTATTATAATGGAAAAGAAAAGCATAATTTCAGACAAACCAGTAACGTTTCAAACTCCTTTAGAAGTTGTTGATCCAAGAGTCGGTTGGAGAGTTCAAGACTTTAATGAATTAATAACCGCACAAGGGTATGACGCTTTAATTGACCGAGCATTAAGATGCCCATGCGTTGATAAAGCCACTGGCCAAGCTCTTTCTACTTGTAAAAATTGTTTAGGAAGAGGTTGGTTTTTTGTTGATAGAAGAGAAACAAGAGTTATCGCTCAACATATGGATAACAAAAAACGTTATCAAGATTGGAGTGAAACAAACCGTGGAACAGTTTCTATAACTACCAGAGGAATTGATAAAATGGGATTCATGGATAGGATAATATTAACACAACTTGAAGCATATTATTCTGAAATTTTAAATCCTATATATTTTCAAGGTTCAATTATAGCATATCCAGTTTATGAGCCATTATTTATAACAAACATGTATCTTTTTTCTGCTGATGATAAACAATTAATTCCTATTGATAAAAAAGATTTTACTATTGTAGGGAATAGGATTGAATTTAGTTTAGGTATTCAAGATTTAATTGAAATCAATGATATAAATATTAAAGATAAATCTGAAATTCCTATAAGCATTTCTATAAGATACGCTCATTATCCAGTTTTCCATGTTATAGATGCTAATCGTGAGTTAATGAGAGTTCGTGAAAGAAATTGCACCTTTTCAGACGAAAGTTTAAAGGACATGCCTATAAATGTGTTAGCAAGGAAAGCTCATTATATATTTGATTCTCAAAAATTCGGAGAAGAAGGATTTGAAAATTCAATAACATCATGAATCCTATAACAATTGACCTTTCGGGATTACAATCACAATTCGGATTAGCAACTGATAAAATTGATACATTAACAGAAACTTGTATAAATGCTGTCACTGCTTCAATCTATGCTAATTGGGAAGCTATTGCTAAACAAAGGTTAAATTCAACACTTTCTGAATATACTCAAAATTTAATAAAAGTTGATAAAGGTAGATTTACTAAACAAATTGTATTAACAGGAACTCTTCCTAATATGATTGAACAAGGAGCTTCTCCTTTTGATATTAAAGAAGGCTTTAAAAGGTCAAGAAAAGTAAAATACACTATACCAGTTTATAATAAAAAAGGTCAACAAGTTTCCAAAGGAGGAGATTGGTATTTGACAATTCCTTTTCGTATAGGTTCGCCAGGAACTTTAGGACAAGCAGGTTTTACTGGAGAAATGCCTCAAGAAGTTTATGATATTATGAGAAAAAGAGCATCTGGACAGGGATTAAAAGCTCAAGAAATTCCTTCACCTTATGAAGTTCCTAAATCAAGAGATGCTATTGCAAATGAAATGGGTGGAATTTTATATGATACTTACCAACATAAAAATTCTATTTATGAAGGGGTAACAAAAAGAAAAGCTCAATATAGTAAAAAATCTCAAAATACTTATGGAACTTTCAGAAGAGCAGGAGCAAATTCAGACCCATTGAGTTGGATTCATAGAGGAATTAAAGCATATCATTTAGTTGAAGAAGCTATTGAAAAAACTGATGTTGAAACAATTGTAGAAAATGAAGTAACAACATATTTAGAAACAATATTATGAGCGGAATTTTATTACCTGAAATAGTTATTTTTAATACTTTGGAATCAATAGTAAAATTATTGAGAAATGATTTAGTTGAACATCCAGCTAATGATGAAGAAACTATTTTGTATAAAATATTAGGTATTGATGAAGAAGATGCAAAAATAAAAATGAATTTATATGAATATTTTAAGCAAGCTAAAAGGATGATACTGAAACCTGACAATTTATCTGTTAATTTTGGTTATAATCAAAAGATTGCTCAAAGTATTTCCATGCACATATTATTGCCTTCTGAACAAGGTAAATCTACTATTGGAGAAGATGAAGGATATATTGAAGATGACATCGTTGATGAAAATAATATTAAAACAGGAACTCAACAATATTTCACTCAGATGTATGATTGCACCTATCAAATCATGATTACAAGCAATAATTCTTTTGAAGTGAACGTAGTATACAACATCATAAAAAGTATGCTGCTAATGCTTACTCCTCATTTGGAGTTGATGGGTCTTCGTATTCCTTCACTATCTGGAAATGATATAGTGATGCAAGATGATTTATCGCCAGTACCATTTTTTCACAAAGTGATAAATTTATCATTCACATATGAACATAATGTTCCTCAACTTGTTAGAAATGAAATAGCAAAAAAATTCTATATTATTATGAACATGATAGATAAATGATGATACTTCTTAAAAATCAAGTATAGATATATTGTAAAATGAAAATAAATTATATTTAAACAAAAAAAAAGATTATGGCAACAGATGTAAATTTTTATGGCAAGAACTATATCGAACCTGGTTCATATGCCGCAACCATTTACAATCCTACATCCGTATCAAACGTTGCTGAATTTGGTAACGTTATGATTATTGATACAGGATTAAGTGCAAGCGGTTCTTATGAATTTGCTGGAGGTTCAGGTGTTCACGGAGAACTCAATCAAGGATTGAAATCTGTATATGAATTCCAGAACTATGAAGACTTTCTTGCTTTCATGTCAGGAGGTTTAATTGGAGATTTTACACAAAAAATCTTTACTCCAGTATCAGGAGCATCAGGTGCTCCGAAGTTATATTATGTGCGTGCGGCAACTACTACATGTGCAAAAATAACTTTAACATTTTCAGCAGAAAATACTCTGGAATTGAAATGTAAAAATGAAGGAGTTGTTGGTAACGGAGTAGCAATAAGTGATGTTTTAAAGGTAGGATATGCAGCAAAAGTTGTTGCTGGAGATACAGCAGATACCTTTAAACTTCAAATTTATAGAGGTTCATTCGCAGGAGAAGATGCTTCTGGTGAATCATTTGGAGCTTATTCTGAAACCGATTCAGTACCTAATTTGATTATTGAATCTTCTGATTTTAAAACTTTGGCAGAACTTTATACTTGGGCTACAAGTAACAAGTATATGTTAGCTAATTTTGTTATTAGTAAAACAGGAGCCGATTCTACTCCTTTAATTGCTATACCTCAGACATTGGCTACTGGAGGAACAACTTCCTTTTTAAATGATTCAGAATACTCTGATATTCTTGAAGCTATTTCAGAACTTGATATAACATTCTTCTTATGCGATAACATTAACGCTTCAGAAGGTAAGGGTGTAGATGCGGCAACAAATGCTAAATTATTTACTTTCTTGAAACAATCTGCTAAATTTACAGAATTCATGGTTGTTCCTGGAGGTGAAAATGGTGATGATTTATTTGGTGAATCAAATTCTTCTGAAGCTATTGCTAAATTTTATAATTCAGGTCAAGCAGTCGTGGTACATGGAGCACCTGTTATTACAAGAAAAGACCAAAATGGCACAAAACAACTTAATACTATCTATCTTGCTGCTGCAATAGTAGGTTTGAATGCAGGAATGGCTGCTCAAACTCCACTTACTTTCAAACGTGTAGGATATCAATCATTTGCTTATGATTTGAAAAAGAAAGAAAGAGAAGAAGCATTACAAGCTGGTATTATGCATGTTCGTAATGTATCTGGATATTGGTGTGTAAATCAAGGAATAACAACTCTTCTCGATAATAAGAAAACTATTGCTGATGATGGTCAATCATTTGAATTATCTGTTGAACTTATTAAAGCTCAATTGAATAAAGAATTGATTTTGGAAGGTCAAACAAGATTTACTGGACAAACAGTTGCTCAAGCTTCTCCTCAATCTGTTAAGAACTTTACAGAAACAAAACTTGCTTCTTTGGTAGCGTATCCGGGAGACGATAATTTGCTTGTCAGTTGGAAGAATGTAAAGGTAGTTGCTAAGAATAGCGATTATTATATCACTTATGATTTTGTTCCAAATATTCCAGTTAATAAAACATTCTTCATAGGTAATATTCTTGATTTTTCGGTAGAAATTTAAACAAATAAAAAAAATAAACGGATATGGCAAAGAGTGAAAAGGTAATGACTGCTCCTTTAGCAATCATTCAAATAAATTCAGTAACCGTTGGTAAAATGAAAAACGTTCGTATCACCGAAAATATTAGACGTGGACGTGTTACTGGCGTTGGTCGTTTAAACCCAAGTGAGTTACCTGCATTGGAATGGACTGGTTCTTTGAGCTGTTCTTCATATACTATCAACTTTAATCTTTTGGTTAATAAACTGAAGAAAGGAGCATATAGAAATGCTGGTACTGTTGAAGAATGGTCAAATGCTATTCTACTTCAAGAAGATGGACTTGAAATTGCAATTCTCAGAAAAGTAAAAGATGGAGCAATTGACAATGAAACTGGTTTAGTTAAAACAAAATATGAAACTTTTGCTAAAACAGTAGGAGCTTTTATGATTCGTGAGGGATTTGATATTCAAGAAGGTCAAATTTCAGGTCGTGATACTGAATTTGAGTATTTGGAACCAATTCTTTATAATGGAGTTGTATAACTAATATAACAGTTATAAAGAAGGTACTATGTGAAAATATAGTACCTTTTTTTTATTATAAAATATTTTAAAATTGTAAAAAATTATGAACGCAATTCAAAGAGAAATTAAGTTCAACATTGGTGAAAAGAACTTTACATCTAAATTTCCAAACGTAGGTCAAATGATTGACATGGAATCATTGAAACAAGCTCTTACAAGTAATCGTTATGGTACTATGTCAGCATCAGGAGTAAAAAGTATGTACATGGCTTTAGACCTTGTAGATGCCATAGCATTTTTTCAGGTATGCGTACCTTCAGTTGGTAAATATTTTGATATTAAAAATTATGCTAATTTGCAACTGGATGAAGTAAAAAATATTGTTCAAGCGTATCTATTACAAATCAAACCTTGGTTTGATGATTTAGTTAAACAACTTTATTCAGCAAGTGGAAATGACGAAAACGATATTGAATCAGAAAAAAACACTCAAGAAGGAAATAAATAATTTTCTTTTTGAATGGCATAGATTCGCCATAGATTATTGGTGGAGAAAAAAATATAATATTCCTTTTGGTTCTATTCAACATAGAGAAATGAACTTTATTGATATGTTAATAGAATATCAAGAAGAACTTTCAATCAATAAAGTTATTTCTGAAGAAAACTATAATGAAGAGGATGAAGAAGATGAAGCTCTTGGGTTAAATGATGTAAATAAAAAAGAAATAATTAAATTGTCTGAAGATGAAATTGAAGATGATTATGAAAATTTAGATTTGAAACAATTTAACAAAGAAGAATAATAATTATTATGCCAGATGTAACAGTAAATATACGTGGGAATGCTTCTCAGCTAAGGAACGAACTTGACAATGTTTCACGCAATCCAACTAATGGAGTCGAACCTTCTTCACGTCCAACTCCTATCCCTCCAAGTGATAGGTTGATAGATGAAGTAAGAACTGAAATTCAATCTCAAAGAGTTACATCTACAAGAGAAGCAATCGAAGCTATAAGAAGTCAAGAAAAGATAAAAATTGAAGATGATATTTCATCACGTTATAATGCCAGAAGATCAGATATGCAAAAACGTATGTCTTCTGATTATGATACTATTGATAAAAATGTAGAAAAGAAAAGAAAATCTGGTTTATCTAAACTTGGAAATAAAGCTAATGACCCATTATATCGTAATGTTCTTGAACAACAGGTTGAACAACAAAGAGAAACAGAATATAAAAGAGTCGGACGTAAATATGACGTTGAAGAAGAACAAATAAATGAAGAAGAAAAAACTGAAAAAACAAAATCTGAATCTGAACTTACTTCTGCTATAAAAGAACTTACTGAATATTTTAATCGACAATCAAGACAAGGAGCTGGAGCTTCTCCTGATTCATATATAGGAAAATTAAGAGCTCAACAAAAATCTTTAATGACAGAACGTGATTTATCTCAAACAGAATCTGGAGCTATGGATGCAAGTGGACGTTTGAGAAATGTGAATGAACAATTGAAAAAAGTTTTGGCGGGAGGAAATCAAGTTCAAGGAAAACCTTATTATGATTCTATGCTTCAGGGATCACAAGGTATTATGGGAATGTTCAATGGGATGCAAGGCGGAGATATTGGAGGAACTATAATGGGAGGAGGTTCAGCAATAGCAGGACTTTCTGGTATGGGATTAAAAACTGCTTTGAAATTTTTAGGTTGGGTAGGAGTTACTGCTGGAGCAGCTAAGATGCTCACTGGGACTTCCACTTCTTATGAATCATTATCTAATCTTGCTGCATTTCGTTCCACTTCAGGGTATCAAGGAGGCAAAGCTTCTCAATATTTAGGTGCTACATTACCTAACATGTCATTGAGAGGTATGAATATAAGCGACTATGGTTATGGTACAGAAGAGTTCGGAGGAGAGGCAGCAAGACGTGTTAAAGCACGTGGAACTTCTAATGATTGGTTTGCTGAAACTTTAAGACAAGTTGGGTTAGAAAGAAATTTAGCTCTTGATCAAGGTGCGTTACAAAAAGGTAGTAAATATGACAGATACGGTATTAATGTAACAGATGCTATAACAAGATTGGTAGAAATATTAGACCAAATTAAAGGTTCTGGCGTTTCTATGAATGATTTTACAAGAGTTCAAGAAAAATATGATATCCAACAACAATTGATGGGTTCGTATATGAATAGAACTGATAAACCTAATTATGATACAGCAAATAAAATGCTTTCTGCATTTTCTTCTGTTAAAGGAATAACTCAAGACACAAGGATTGGAAGTGATATTCAATCGTTTCAAAATATGATTCAAAATCCTATGAACGAAAGAATGAGGGCTTTGATATATAGTTCAGTTTCTGATTTATTCCCAAAAACAGGAGGTCGTATGGATTTAATTGATCGTGAATTAAGAAATCCTGAAAATGAAGGAAAGATAATGAAATCTGTTATTCAAAGAATAACTTCTCAATTCGGAGGAACTGATACCAGAATGGGATATTTTGCTTTCAAATCTTTATTACCGAATGTCGCTCCAGACAGACTTGATAAATATATAAATCAATTTAATAAAGGTGGTTTACCAGGTAATCTTTTAGGCAAACCTATAAAGAATCAAAAAGCTATTAATGAATGGGCAAAGGAAGAAAAAGATACGCTTGGTACTCAGTCAACTGAATTCATAACAACTTGGACTACAGGTAAAAAAGAAGTGTTATCAAAGATGAATGAAATTTTGGGTAAAATGACTGGAACTTCAACTATGCCTGCTCCAAATAGAACTAAATCAGGAGGAAATTAAATAATGTCAGAAAATATTGAAAATAATAATAATTATATTTTTTTGTATCATAGAGAAAAAGAAATGAATATTTCTGAATTTATGGAAAGGAATTTCATTTATGGTATAGAACCTAAAGATTTGTTTGAATTAAATCGTGATTTAATTTGGAGACAAATGTCTAATTCTGATAAAAAAATAGAAAAAGCAAAAAATGGGAAATATCCTAAAAGTGCTTCTGATTTAACTATTGATATGTGGTTACCTTCTCCTTGTACATTAAAAGTTAATCCAAGTAAAGTTATGGCTGAAACGGCTATAAGTCAAACAAATTTTCAAATTGACACTTCTGATTTTTATGCTTTTGCAGATGAAAAAATACAAAAAATATTTCAAAACGAAGGATATAAAATAGATACAACTACAAAAAGAAGTTTAGATTGTCAAGTTTTTGGTTGGTTTAAAAGCCTTTATTATACAGGACTATATGCAGATGGTAAACCAGGATATCTTTCAAAATCATGGCTTACAGAATTTTCTAATTTAAGTAATCATGTTATTTCTTTAGCCACAACTGTAACTTCAAATTGCGGGAGTTTTACGATGAAATTACCTATTATAAGTGCAAGAAATGCGGGAATTGTTTCAGTTGGTAAAAATGAAAAAGGAGTGTTTAATCCTTCTGGTAAATTTGGAAGAGCAACAAAAGATAAAACAGCATATAAATTTGGAAATCAAGGAGAATATTATGTTAAATCAGAATTTGGAGATATTGAATCTAATTATTTAAATTGGTTAATTTCATCTAATGATTTGCTTTTTATTTCTTTTGAAAAATTAGAAATGGAAACTAAAAGAGATGAATTTGCTTTTGGAGATGAAGATAATTTTGATATCAATACTGCTATTTCTCAAGGAGTATATGATATGATTGCTTTAGTAGATGATGTTAAAGTGATATCAAATTCTCAAAATTCTGACGCTTATGTTGAAATAACAGGAAGAGATTTAATGAAATTGTTAATAGAAGATGGTAGTTTCTTTTTTAATCCTTCGACAACTTCTGACCCAAGTTCTGTATTTATGAATAAATCGAGTTACGGCAAACAAGGGGATATAAAAGAAGCGGATTATATGAACACTACTTATAACAATCCAATAAATAGATTGAGAAGACCTACTGGTGAAATAGATATATTTGCTAATCGTATAAATATGGACATAGGATACATATTAAAAGGAGTGATTTCTCAACTTGCTAATGTTTAAATTGTTCCTGGTTACGTGTTTGATTCTTGGGGAAAAGAAAGAACTAAATTCATTGAACTTCAACCAAAAAATAAGTAATTTATAATGGCTACATATAAAACTTTTTACAAAGGATTTTTAGCTGGATATTCAACTCTATCAATAACAAGTGATTTTGGTAAAAGAAATATAAACGGAAAGATAAGTAATCATAATGGTATAGATATAAGAGCTGTTCAAGGAACTATTTTGAAAGCTCCATTAAGTGGCAAGATTATAAAACGTACTATTCAAAAAGAAGGAGCTGGATTATACGTCATAATAAGGCATACATTTGAATTAGGAGTTTTCATAGACATTGTTATGATGCACTTACACAGTGTTGAAAGTTATATAAATGTTGGATATGATATTGAAGAAGGAGAAAAAATAGGTACAACTGGTGGAACAAAAGGAGATCCAAATAGTGGTTGTTCCACTGGTCCTCATTTACATCTTGAGGTAAGAAATTATGGAAGTATTCCAGTTGATCCAAAATATTGGTTTTTAGCAAAAGAAAATCTTGTTTCTGTAAAGACTGGTAAAATATTAAATTATGGAGACTCAGCTTGCCTTAATTTTTCTGATTCTTTATTAAAATCTCAGTCCAATTATAAATATTCTTCAAAAAATGATATTACAGTTGCTAATGCTACTGAATATTTAGATTCAATTAAAAAAGTTGAAACTACTAATACTACAGCGTCAGGAAGATTTGCTCTTGGAATTTGGCAGATAACTAAATTATTAATTGATAGTTCAGTTGAAGATAAACAAGTTCTTGATTCTGGAATATCAACTCAACAAGGTTCTTTGTTAAATTTTTTCAGAAAAGTTTGTCAAGAACCATTAGTTGAATTTTCTGGAGATACATTTGGAAATCAATATTATTGGATTGTTAGAAAACCTCCATTTGATAAAGAAAGCATGACAAAAATGATTGATTTAACAACAATTGAATTAAAAGCTGAAGATATTATATCAACTGATTTATCTTGGAATAATCAAGGTATTTATTCTTGGTACCAGTATATTCCTCGTGCTGATTTATTGGGTATTCGTGAAGCTAATTTATTTATGCCTGCTGTATTTTTTCCTGAATTTGCATCTGTTTGGGGAAGCAAGCCTTTATGTGTAGAAAGTAATTATTTTAATTTTGCTTTTTCTGGAAGATTTAATTCTGATAAAAATGAAAATAAACAAAATGGAGATAGAATAATACGCAATGCTGTTCGAGATTTTAAATTTCTTATAGAAAGTAACGCATATAATGCTTTCACAAGAAGAGGAACGATTGTTCTAATGGGAGATAGAAGAATAAAACGAGGAACTTTAATTTTACATACTTCAGGAGAATTATTTTATGTAGATTCTGTTGTTAATAATTATGAAGTAAGAAGCAATGGTGTTTCAAGAACAACTATTCTTAATGTTTCAAAGGGTATGTATCCTGCTTATATTTATGGTAAAAATATAGGTGAAAAAAATATGAGTTATTTCAACATAATTAATTTTGGTGAATCATTTGATATCGAAAAAGTAAATTCAAATAATTGGGAAAATATTATTTCAAAATGGAAAGTCAATCTTGATTCATTTGGATTTTTTATGTCTAAACAACAAGTTTTCTGGGAAAATATCAATATCATGAAAAGCGAAGAAAGTTCAAATAAAATTGATAAAAAATAATATGGAAGAAGAAGTTATTGGAATTCAAAACATAGACACTGGAATAGGAAGTGCTGGTGTAGGATTTGTAGTAGTCCCTTCAAATATTGACCGAGAACAATATATAAATGATTGCTACCGAACTAATACTTTGACCATAAACGGTGGTAAGGGATATGGATATTTTAGCGGTGTACATGCTGATATCAATGTAATGCAAAATATATCATTTCCTAATGATGAAGAAAATAGGGGAACAGCAGTTGTTTGGGTTAAAGATGCTATTTCACAGTTTCCTGTTATAATAGGAGTATTAAGGAAACAAAATGAATATTATTCTCTTGCTGAAAATCAATATAGATTGAAAAAAGATAATATTGAAAAAACAAGAGTTGTAGAATTATTTATAGACGGAGACACTTCATCTTTAGATGTTAATATTGTTGGGGATAAAGATGAACCTGCTAATGTAAACATAAAATTAAGTTCTGAAAATAAAGATTCAACATTTAATTTGAGTTGCGATAATGAAATAAACATATCTTCAGACAAAAATGTTAATATTGAATCTAATCAAAAAATTACAATTCAAGTTACTGATAAAGGAGAAGTAAAAGGAAGTATTTATTATGAACTTGGTACGGGACTTGTTTACAAAGATGAATTTAAAAATGAAATAAACTGTAAAGACAGTGAGATAAATATCATTAGCAAGAAGATAAATCATAATAGCGGTAAAGAACCGATGGTGTTAGGAGATACACTTACTGGAATTTTAAAAGATATTTTGACAGCTATTCAAAAATTGACTGTAATCACTCCAGTAGGAATTTCTTCACCTCCAGTGAATATAGCAGATTTTGTTTCTATTCAAGCTAAATTAAATACAATTAAAAGTAAAATTTCTAATATTGAATAATTATGCCTATAAACACAGAAGGATTAAGAGCAACGCTCAAATCAAAAATTAAAGATGCACTTGACGTTCCTATTGATGAAAAATCAAATTCAAATGACGTTAAACAAAAATTTGCTGAATCAATAGCAAATGCAATAGCAGATGGAGTTGACGCTTGGATAAAAACAGCCACTGTTACTGTAGCTCCAGGAATACCTGTAGCGACAGCTGGTTCGCCTGTTGCTCAAACTGGGACTACTACATCAAATGGCATTGGAACTATATCTTAATTGATATTATACAGTTATAAAGTTGTAAATAAATAAAAATTATATGGCATTTTTAAATCAAGCTGGGAAAATTGCTGGAAATACTGTGAATTCAGTAGTAGAAAATGCAAGAAGTGCTATTAATACTATTGGTAGATCAGCATTACATTCTTTAGCTCCAGATAATTTTGAATATTATATGTGTTCTCTTGAATTATTAGATAGTTCTGGAAATACAAAGGGGTTTATGACATTTGTTATAATGCCTAATAATATTATGGAAACGAAAACTCAAATTGTATCAATAACAAAAACTAATAGAGGAATTTCAACTCTTTTTAATAGCACATTTGTTCCAAGAGATATTTCAATTCAAGGAACATTTGGAAGAAAATTTCGTTTATTAACAGGAATGAAAGAAGCTGAAGATGTATCAAAAATTTCTTATTTTGGAGGAAATTTAGGTTTTAGTCTTCTACAAAATAATGTATTAATTAATACTGGTTACGGACTTACTAAAATGTTGAAATCAATGATTGATAAATCATTCGAATTAGATACTGATAAAAATCCTTGTATTTTAATATTCAACAATTATGCTCTTAATACACATTATGTTGTAGAAGTTATACAAAGTGCATTTTCTCAGAGTGTAGAAAATAATATGCTTTGGTATTATAATTTAGAAATGAAAGCTGTTGCACCAGCAGAAGCTATTAAAAGACAAGACCAAGATTCAGATAAAAAGTATTTTGGAACGGTGGCTTCAAATGCAATAGCAAAAAGCATAGGAGGACTCTTAAGCGATATTGCAGAAAAAGCAGGAGATATTCCAACAGTTTTTAAAACTTTATAAAAAAAAATTTAAAATGGAAACAATAATCATAGAATTTCAAAAAGTTACAAAATATCCGTTAATTGATTTTTTGACGAGATATAGAGATTTTATGCTTAATTCATATCCTGCTATAAATAGATATTTTTCCGGAGAAACAGAAAACATTGACAATTATCATCTCAATTCATTAAAGAAATTAACATCTGATTGTAAAGATGTTCTTGTTCAATTTAAAAATTTTGCTAATAAATTTTCAACTTGTGGATATTGGGAATTAATGGATTATATTGATGATTTGAATAATACTATTGAAAAAATTAATAAACTTCCTAAATTCAGAAGAACTTCTTTAAGTAAAAGAGGATATCAACCATATATTCAATCTGCTTCATCTGTTGGTGGATTTAGAACTATGGAAGAAGTTGCTAATTCAGTAAAAGAAGTAAATAAAGATAATACAGATTGGGTTGAATTAATGTTGAGTAATGATTTAAATGAATCAGATTGGGAAATAGATGAATTGACTCCTATTAATGTATTAGTGAATAACAGTATAGATATTGTAGTTACAACAATACTTGATATGCCAATTGGTGAAAGAATTTATGGTAAAGATATTGCAAGAAAAATAACATTTGAAGATAACGATTTGTTAATTGTAAAATATCAAGATAACGTAAAACAAAAATGTAATATTTTAATGGAATTAAATAGAGGAGATGTTCCAGAAAATATATTATTTGGTAAAAATTATCAATTGATAAATGGAGTATCTTCTAAACAATTTGCATATCCTGAATTAGTAACTGATATACAAAACAACTTTTTACAAAATGATTTGTTTGAATATGCAAATGCTATTGATTTTTCTTATGAAAATGGTAGTATGAATGTTACCGTTGAAATAAAAACGAAATATGATTATAAAACTGAAGAAAAAATAATAATATGATTACAAAAATAACATCGATACAAGAATTGAAACAAATGTTTTTGGAGATATTCTTAAATAAAACAGATAAAGTTAATGATGTAGGTAGTGATTCTGTTTTAAATGGGATTGCTTATGGTGCTGCTAAAGTGGGTCAAAAATGTTTAGTAAATCAATCAATCGTTGAAGGACATATATTTCCAGATACTGCATATGGTACATATTTAGATGAACTTGCAATTATTCGTGGAGTTTCTCCAAGATTTGGAGCTTCTTCAAGTTCAACTTATGTTAGACTTGTTGGGGATGAAGGAACTACTTATCTGAAAGATGTTAATTCTTTTACAAGTACATCAGGCATAACATTTTCTTTAGAGGAAGATGTTGTTATTGGAGTCAATGGATATTCTTATGCTAAAGTAAAATGTAATCAAACTGGATTAATAACCAATGTTGACCCATTATCTATAAATAAAGTAAATCCTATTCCTACTGGTCATATAGCCTGCACAAATGAATATCGTACTGACGGAGGAAGAGACGAAGAAGATGATGATTTATTTAGACAAAGAATAAAAGATAGCATCAATCAATTATCAAGAACTACAATGTCATACATTGAACAAGTTTTTATGAAAATAAACAATAATGTTTTGAGAGTTCACAAAGGTGGTATTGATTCAGATGGTAAATTAAATTTGATTGTTGTGTCTGTAAATGGACAAGATTTCACTGAAGATGAGTTTAATAAAATATTAAGTAATTCTGAAGAATATCTTTCATTAACAGAATTACTAAAAACTTCAACCGATTATGCTTTGAAATTAAACAATGTAGATTGGCTCACAGTTGATGTAGAGTTTAGAGTTGATATTGATCCATCATATGATCAAGATGAAGTAAGAAAGGAAATTCAGATTCAGATGTCAAAACTTTTTGATTATCGTTTTTGGAAATATGGTGATAAAGTAGAATGGGAAAATTTACTTTTTGCAGCTAAACAGGTTGATGGAGTTCGTTACGTGCCTGATACGCACTTTTATCCTCGTGCTGATATAAATGTACCGAAATATCAACTTCCTCGTATTAGAGGTTTTGTATTACGTGACCTTGATGGCAATATAATAGAAGATAATGCAGAAGTTTTATCTCAATTTTATTATCCTAATGAACTTGATTATTCATATACCAGTTCAGTATTAACAACTATTTAATATGAAAACAGAAGTTAGCGTAAAAACAATAACAGAAATAGAAAAAAGAAGTGGTTTATTTTTAATTTCCTGTTTTTCTGATATGAATGATGACGGAAGTACAACTCCTGTTATTTTCAAATCTCAAGTTTTAGATAAATCTATGGAAATAGATAATGTTGACGGAACAGAAGGAGAATTAATGTTATCTCATTCAGGAGATGAAGCAGGAAATATAAATTCAGAAGGTGAACTTATTTTAGAAACAGACAATGACGATGTCAATAAATATAATAAAGAAAACGAAAATTTGACATACAATGAATAAAGATAATATCTTAAATAATATTGGAGATATATTGATTGTAAAAGTCAATCCTCAAATAACTGGTAAAATAACTTTTATGAGTTATTATGAAACAATTTTAGGAGAAACTATTACAAGACGATTGAATAGAGAATTTAGAATAAGTTCAGATGAATTATTTTGGACTGATTGGTTAGAACTTAATTATGAAAATTTATCAAAGAATCAATATATAACAGAAAATTCTCTTTTTATTGAAATAAGATATACAAGAATTGGTACAGATAAAACTGGAGCAATAGAATTTCAAGATATTCAATTTTTAGGATCAAGAGAAGAAATTACTTTTATTGCTCCTACTATTTCATCCAGTATATTTTCAAATACAATTGGAAGTGATGTTCTTAAAAAAATTGAATCTAATATTTTCAAGAAATTATATTTCAGAGGGATATTGCCTAAATACATAACAAGAGCAGAAAATTCTGATAAAGATGAAGATAAAGATTTCATTGATTTATTTTTTTCTTTATCAAGATTTTTTAGCATGTTTATTTGTTTTTTCAAACGTTTTGAAAATTTCAAAAGCGATTTTTTCTTAATGAGAGAACAAGTTAGACAATACGGTATTTATTTTGATGAGTCAAACATAACATTAGAAGAACTTCAATATATTTCTCAACATTTCTATGACGAAATAAGAAAACGTGGAACTATAATGATTTTCAAAAGAAAAGGAGATATTTTAGATAATGGTAAAACAGTTCCTATTGATGGAGAATTTATAAGATTATTGAGAAATAAAATTAGTGATGAATTTTTGTATGAAAATATTCCATTACAAAAAACAGGTTGGTGTTTAGGACAATCGTCTCCTATGTATAAAGGTACTTCACAAGCAGAAAATTTAAATAAGACTAAAGAAAATACTAAAGATTTTGAAAAAACATCTAATTTTACAGTCAACGATATAGGAGATTCTTCATATTCAATAAATAACACAGAAGATAAAAATGTTTTAAAATTATCATGTAAAAATGGAATATGTGGTTTAGGAAGAATCAATACAGTTCAAGACGTTTCAGATAAAATCTATGTAGCTGATAGTCGTATGGACTATGAAATAACATTTGCTTTTAAAATAGTATCTGGATTATCTTCAGATGTTAAATTACTATTTGGAGTTGAAGGATTTGATATTTTAAAAAACAAATTGATAGATGCGTTTATTACTCCTAATGGAGATATTATATCAGAAACATTCTTTAAAAAAGAATTATTGAATTTAAGAACTAATTGTTGGTATTATGCAAGAGGGATAATTCATGCCTATTCTTCATCTAATTTAAATGAAAGTAAAACCAATTTAGGATTTGGAACGAATTTATACTTTAACAATTCTTTTGTTAAATATATATTACCAAAAATACAATTGATAAGTAACGGAATATATTCAGAAATAAATATTTGGAATTATAAAATAAGACCATTAATAAGAGGAACTAACATAATACCATTGAAAGACGGAACTATTAATTCACATAGTCTTGGTTTTATTCAAGGCTCAAAATTTTTGTATTCTTATATTAGAAATAACAACAATAGTCAATCTGAAGATGAAATTACAGATATTATAGAAAAGTATTTGTATCCTTTTAATTCAACTAATATCTTTGTTTTTATAAATAATTATTAAAATGATAAATATATGTCAAGATTAAAGACAAGTGAAAATTTGTTTTTAGAAGTAGCAGAACTTCAAAGACTTGTGAAATTTTTGGAAGATGACGGATATAAAAGAATTATTCAATCTTTCATTAAATCATACGGTATTGTTCAAAACACTTCTAACAATAATTTCAAAGTAATAGCAAAATCAGGAACTTCAAATGTAGTTACTATAAATTCTGGTTTAGCGTTTGATAGCAATTTAGATGCTATATCAATGGAAGATAGTTTGGAAATGACCATCAATGATACTGGAATAAAACGTTGGTTAATACTTTCTCGTTCTATTAATAATTTTGAAGAAGGAACCATATCAATAAATGTTGACGGTTCATTAACAGGTAATGGAACTAAATTTTCGGAAATATTGAGAGGTCAACCAAATTTTCCTGTTAAAATTAAATTTGAATCTTCAATTAATACTGGAGAATATGAAGTTGTTAGTGTTCTTTCAGATACCTCAGCAATAATTTCTGGTTCATTTACAGCTGAATCATCTTTAAAATATAGTGTCATTGGAACATTTACTCCTGGTTTTCAACCTTTGGAAGAAAATAAACAAATATATGAATATGATTCATACTCAATTTCAATAGTTGACTCTGAAGATGAACCTTCAATAACAGAAGACCAATTTATTTTAGCTTCTATTGAATTTGATGCAGGTAATATTATGTCTGTATCAGATGAAAGAATAAACTATATGTTCAATAATACATATGTTAAAACAACAAGTAGTTCTGATTCTTCAAAAAATCCTTTGACCAGTTTGCTTACAGTAAATGTCATTGGAGGAATAAATTCTTTAGATACTATTTCAGCCGATTTTGAATTGATTGTAGAGCATGGATATACCATTACAAGACATGAATTAGTAGTTACTTCTAACACTAATATTTTTAATATAATTGCTGGGAATTGTAATTTTTTAGGAACTGGTAATATTCCTGATGGGATGTTTAATGGTTGGTTGTTACTCAATCGAAAAAATATGAAATATGCTACTATTGATAATAATGTCAATAAAGCTATTTATATTTCAAATCTTGATACTTCAATCATAGAAGAAAGTGATAATGACTTTATAGTAATACCAAATTTTAATGAAGTTGAGTATGAAATATCAGTATCATCAAATGTAGATAATCCTTCTATTCCTTTTTATTTCAAAAAATCTATTTGGAATAAAGATTCAAGATTAAGGATTTACGCTTATATGCCTTCTGTGTCTACAGATTTTTCAGATACTATTACTGTTTCAATTAAATACAGAATGATTAATAATAGCGGTGTGCAATATCCTTTTTCAAATTTATCAATTGCTCAATTTGTTAATATTAAAGGACAAACTGAAACTCTTGCTGATAGTACATTTGTTATTAATCTTGCTGATATTGAACCTCAAGAAAAACAGAAAAATTATTCTTAATAAAAATTTAAAATCATGATGATATATTTGACAGGAGCAGGAGCTTCTTTAGTTAAAACTTCAAGCGATCCTCAAAGTGATGTTAATAAGAGTCTTGGAGGTTATATTTCTTCAACGCCAGTGCCAAATGGAGCTTTAAACACTTTATTTGATTTGCTTTCATCTCATACTCTTGAAAAAAGACAAAAAGAAACAATAGCAATAGGATTAATCAATCAATTTAATTATCCTGTAAAAGACGTTGAATTAAAAATAGTTACTGATGATAATCATGAAGCAATATTTAAAGTTGCTGCTGTATCTGTTGATAAAAGTAATTATATGATGGAACATATTTCAAGTCGTTATCAAGAACCATTAAATGCTGAATTTTATGATGCTTCTTTTTATAGAGCTGCTGTTGAACTTGAAATAAAAAATTCAGCTGTTAAAGGAGAAGAAATTGTTCTTTATCCATTTAATGTAGTAGTAAATGTTTCTGAAAGCAGCATGGAAGGAACTTGGAATGCTTTTGAGGAGGCATTTAGCAATGATAACACTTATACTGTTAAAAGAGTTACCGAAAATAAATTTAGAATAGAAAGACGAGATGAAACTGTTTTGGAATTGCCTTTAGAATGTTCTTATCTTTCAAGTGAAACTTTTTCAGCTGAATTTTTAAATAAATTTGAAAATAAAGCAGATAATTCAGTTTTGATTAAAGACATTTTACAACCAAAGGAAGCTATTGGAATTTGGATTCAAAGACAAATCAAGAAAAACGGATATACTACAGATAAAGAATTGATAAATGATTTTCTTCAAAAATATGTTCGTGATGATTTAGAGGAAGTTGAATTGATAATCAGTTATAATTTAGTTGAAAATGTTACTAATTATAACAAAGAATACAATCCAGAATCATATTCATAAAAAATTTATACAAAATGGCAGGATATAACGACACAAGGGAACTCATTATAAAAGCATTAATGGGCAGATCAGTTGGGACAGAAATACAGCCTGAAGATCATCAAGCGTATGCTTTAAATATGCTTGATTATATACGAAGCGTTGAGCTTGTATCTTCAAGCACTCTGGTAGGATTGGCAGAAGAAAGTACCGTTCCAGTTCAACCAGACCAAGGTAAAGTTTGTTACATTGCAGGCGTTGGTCAAGACAGAACGGTGACGTTCAGTAATTTCATTGATGATGAAGGTAATCCTATTTCAATAACAACTGGTGAAATGGAAGGCGTGTTCGTTATTCTTTTATGGAATATGGAGCATTGGGTTGCTTACACTTTCAATACTAATATAATTAGTAGTGCTGAATCGGCAAACTTTTATTACGGTTATAATATTCGCAAAACATATGCATCTGTTGCGGCAATGAATGCTGATTCAGTTAATCCAATTGGAACGGATGGACGTTTGATAAAAATCGGAGAGTTGGCGACAGTTGTAAATTCTACAACTCCAGCGGAAAATGGTTATTATAGTTACGAAGGTTCTGAAAACGGTTGGTTGTTACAAAGCGGTTTTAGTTTTGAAATTGTACAAACTACAGGAACGGACGTAAATAAAGCGATGAGCCAAAAAGCGGTGACAGATGAAATCGCTCAATTAGCGGGCGATGTGAGTGAGATTCAAACTGATGTTGCTTTTAAATCAGGTAAATACATAACTATATCTGACTTAACGTTAGTAGGTTATGTAGATAAGACAAATGGGATATTAGGTGGTGA